AATTATCCCCGTAAATTGATAATCCTTAATTGGTACTTCTATCATTTTTCATTATCGCCCAAATATTCTTTAAGTATTTCAAACAATTTTAATGCTTCTTCTATCTCATAAAGAGATAATCGATATAAATCCTGATGTACATATCTTTTTGCTCTCTTTAAACGTTTTTGCATATCACCTATTGGATCTTTAAATTCATCCAACCATAATTGAGTTAATGATTTTCCTTGTACATTATGATATTCTGCGTGATCTGTTGCAACATATATTATTGAACCTTTTTTTAACTTAATTTTTCCTATTTTGGGAATAGACAACAATGAATTTCTTGATATTCTTGAATGTGATATTTTCTTCTTTACCATTTCATTTATTGAGTTGGATAGATAATATATACTAATGCTTTAGTATCATAAGACCACCGATCTTTATATACTATTGTGGTAATTTGATACTAAAATGTTAATGGGGTATTTGTATTATGGCACCCCTACCACAACGAGAATTCCGAAACAGCGTTTTCTATTCTGCTATTTCTTCACCCAAGATTCTTTAGTAACATACGTAATATAAACTATACTTCTATGTAATCTGCTATTTTGTTTTGTGACATTCCACACTTTACGCATCTCTTATCAATGAAATAATGTGTTTTACTTCCATGTTTTCTCTTTTCACACGGCGCTAGTTCACCACAATATTTACATGTAATACTTGGCGGATTATCTGAACAGAATAAATGTGTGTGATCCAATGTTATTATATTTACTTTTCCCTAATATTAACCATTGTTCCCCACAGATACCCACGAATACGATTGGTGAATATCTAAACATTTTTTCGCCAAAATACAACTCACTAAACTGTCGGGAGGATGTGAAAATTTTTTCGACTTTTTTTGAGTGGCGTCTGCACTTACATCTTCGTCTGGCTTTTCAGGTAAATCAACTCTGACTAACTTAGTCCAGTCATTTAGAATAAAGTCTAATTTATCTCTACTATCCGGATGATTTGGTATCATAAATCTAGGTCTTGTATAGTCTTCTACAAGCGGATTATCTGGATGTGGCACATATTCTCCTAAAAAGTCTACAAACTCCTGTATCATTGTGCTTTTATCTAGTGTTACTTTTGGTACTTCATCACCATGTTCGTCTATCTTTCTTGTGAACTCTAATAGTGGTTTTGTTTCATCGCCTATTGTTCTTGAACCATAGAATTTATTTTCTCCTACACCCGCATATAATTTACCAGTTAATCTATTGGCACTACCGCTTTGTATTGCCTTTATTTGGTTTGCTCCGTATCCAAGGTCTCCCATACCTATATCACATTTTGCTACTTTAAACATCCAATTAATATATTCGGCTTGATCCATTTGATTTTCTCCGGGTCTGGGCTCAAGGAGTGCTAATTGCACTCTATTGTAGTTTGTTTGTACTTTATCACCTTCTTTTATTCTCCATACTATAAAGATAGCGATAACAGTTTGTGATGGGCTTCCAGAACCAAAATCAACTCCCATACAAATAGCTACTTGTTTTCCATATGTATCCTTGATATCTCCTATTTGCTCCGGCGTTAATAACTGCAGATAAGGATATGGGTTCATACAAATTTCTATCATTTCTCGTGTAATTGGTCTTCTTTCTGCTTTGTAAAAACCACCCATTACATGTGATGTATAAAGTGAACGACTCATGTGTTTTCTACGCCATTCTATCGAATATTGTGGATCTACATCATAGTCATTAATTGCTGATTCTATTGTAAGTGGAATAGTTGGAAATATTGTTTGTGGTAAATAATAGCCATGCCAGTGTACTGCCCTTGGGTTTGTTACTTCCCAATGTCCGCGCAATACTTCTTTCAAGTATTCGCCTATAATGAGTCCATGCTTTTCTCTCTTTAGGTGGTCTTTGACTAATCCAAATTGTAGTTTTTCTCTCCAATTAAGGTCATCATATATCCACTTTCGTTGATCTGTTCTACGCCATAATTCCTCATATGGTGATCCACTTTCTCCACCAATTCCTAATACAGTTACCTTACCCATTGTTTGTGACATTGTTAATGTTACCCTATCAAAGTTTTGTATATCTTGGTATTGGGCTTCATCTAACATTACATGATCCAATGATTTACCTTCTACATGTCCATATTGGTTGTGGTCTGTTACCATATACATTACTGATCCGTTCTTTAGTGATATTTCCCCGACGTTACCAAGCTTATGTCTTGGAAATAGCTTTAAAATTGGATTTGGTTCAAACGTACCATATTGTAATTTCTGCCTTGAATAACCCGATCTAGATACATCGTCATATGTTACATAACATGATTGAAATCCTGCAAATGCAGTCGTTTCAAATGCTAGAATATCAGTAGTGTAAGTAGATTTGAATATCTGTCTTCCTCCAATAATCATCTTATTTGGGTTATTATCCCTATAAATGTCCTCCCAGAAAGGAGCAACTAAAAATGACCGAGGTCTGCCTTCTACAAGTGGTCTTGCTTCTTCTATCCACCTTAGCGGTTCTGTAGGTAAAACGGGTAAATCACTTATTTGTTTGATCTTTTCCGCTAGGATCTTCTCTATATCATCCATATCATAAGGCATTATTCTTCACCTTTTTCCTCTTCTTCTTTTTCTTGTAGTTTGTTGATAATGTTCTGCAGTTCGGGTTTATCATAGGTTTTAGTAGTGTTTTCTTTAATAAATTGTTTTAGTGACCATACCGTTTCTGTCTTATTGGCTAATTGTGTGTATTCCTTGGTTGCTTGCATTAAAATTCGTTCATTATTCTGTTTAACTGAATGATAAATTGATTCATTTTGTAGTTTTAATCTCATTACATCGGCTTCGGTTGGATCATTTTCTCCTTCTGTTGATATTGCATTAATTTCTACATTTCTAGCATTATAATTAGATTCGGCTATTGCAATCTCTTCACTACATCTTGTTCCAATTTTTTTAAATTCTTGTAATGCTTCATGATGATCTACTATAAATTCGCCTGTTAATACCCTATTTTCAATGAAATCTCTACCCTCTTCGCGTATTCGCTGTATATCCCTTCCTATTGTTGCTTCAGATATATTTAGATATTCATAGTTGTTATCCTTTAACCACTTTGATATAGATACCGCTTTCTTATATCCAGCATCTTGTAATTGCTTTACTAATGAAATACGCCTATTGATTTTTTCTTCATCTGTGAGGTTATTTCCATCATTGCCCGTGCCTGTTTCCATCATTAAACCATCACTATGTATTTACCATATAAGCATATATTACCTTTTAGGCGTCACATGGGGTATTTTTTTGTGAATTATCTATTCATTAGCTTAGCCTAATTGTTATTAAGTAATTGCCGGTTTCTTAATAAAAAGTGTATCGGAAGCAATCATGAATACCTGATTCTTTGCCAAAAACCTGATTGTTTAACAATAAAGTTATAGCCTATAGAGTTATTGCTTTAGTCTAGACTTTTATGGACTTGTCGGCTTTGTCTTAGACAGATATCCAAAAAACGTTGATCTACTGAACAAGATCAACGAGCACTGAATCTGTAGTATTTACACCTTCTACATTGTCTTAGTTCTCTTTCAATGAATTCCTTCTTACTACCTTTGAAGCTCTTTCTTATGTATAATTGCTCTAGTGTTATTTCCACTATTCCCCCGCAAATTGGGCATACTCTCGTAATCATGTGTTACACTATAAGAGTATTTGGATAATGTAGTTATGTTATACTAGTATATAAAGGATGTATAGTGAATCCATTCCTCTCATTGGGATAAATCCTTTGCCAACTCTTTCGAAGTAGTGTCTTTCGATTCACAGTTGAAGTAAGAGTCTATGGAATTACTCACTATCGTTTATTATTATGCATGTTCTCTATTATAAACTTTGTTATGATGTTATATCTGGAAAATACCCCGTTTTTCCAGATTTAAGTTCATTATGGTAAAAAACTATAATATTATGGTAAATTACTATAATAGAAAAAAAGAAAAAAAGGCTTAGCCGAATATACGTTTACCTAGTGTAAAGCCAAGTCCTACTAATTGTGCTCCAATGAGTACAAACAATGTATTAGCATCGCCTATTACTCCTGTAGCAGTTCCAATTACTCCTAACAAGGTTGTTGAACCTATTAGGGCTAATGGTACGTTGTCATTTGTTCCGTTTGTTGCCATTGTGAGTGTGTGTAATAGGAAGGGTAATTTAAAGCTTTCTTATCACTGGTCTATGTAAAGCGTCATTTGCTATGTGTGTGTGCTTCAATACGCTAGCTTGGGCTTCTGTTTCTGTTTGCCATGATTTTCCACAATGATGAATACACCTATCATTTTTGTTATTATGACAATGAATAGCACAACCGCTTAGAAAATTAGAACAGTCTTTTTTATCTTCAAAGTGCCTACAACTTACTTCATAATTCTTTTCTGCCATTAACATGGTTGGTTTTTACTATAATATAAACTATTTTACTGCTTCTTTAATCTTCTGAAATAATCCTTCTTCATGTGTTCCTTTAGCATAAACAACATATATCTTTGATAAAGTCTTACCTTCTGCCTTTCTTACCACACGCCCGATACGTTGAACTATTGTGGTTTCATTCTTATTACTGGCGACTATGATTCCATGTCGTATATTTGGAACATCATAACCTAAATCAAGTGTATGAACTGTACCTATTACATGAAATGTTTTACCAAAGTTTTCAAGTATTTCTTTTCTCTTTTTCTTTCCCGTTTTTGCTGTAATGAATTCAAAACAATCACCCATTATAGATTTCAATAATTCTAATGTTTGTATTCGCTCACAAAATACTATTGTTTGCTCATTGTTGAAGCTTTTTACCAATTCATATACTTTGTTTGCTTTTTCATGATTGTATTCCATAAGAAGCTTTCTTGCTTGAACTGCTTTGAACCACATTCCTGCCTCTCTTACACGTCCAAGCATTCTTTGTATATCTCGTGGATTTGAAGTACCCATTGCATCGCTTAAATTCTTAATTGTGTTGCTGTATTGCGTATAAGCAATTTGACTTTCAGGTGAAAGACTAATGCTGTGATCTTCAACTACAACTGGTGAAAGATAATCATTGCTAATAGCATCATTTAAATCTATTTCGCCTAAAACTGGACATGTTCGTAGAATTGTGCCAAATCTTTCATAGTTGAATTTATCCAAAGTAGCGGTTAAACATAACATATGTAAACCTTGATCATCAGCAATCTTCATTATTTCGCTAAATTTCTCAGCATAATCAGAAGCCAGATGAACTTCATCGAAAACAATAAAGTCAAACTCATTGATAAGATGTAATTCATTGCTAATACTTTGATAAGTTGAAACGATTATTGATTGTTCTAGTTCTTTTTCAAGTGAATAATACGAACCAGCGACTAAACCATAGCCCTTTATTCGTTCAGTAGTTTGCTCTACCAATGTTATTCTAGGAGCAAGAAACAGTATTTTGGTTTCTTTTCGTTCTTGTAGGTATTGTTCCATGATTCCTATTGCTATTTCAGTTTTACCAGTTCCTGTTGCAAATAAGAAGGTTCCCCTTTTATTAGCATTAAAGAATTTGTCTTTTGCATCAGTTTGATAGTCACGAAGGTTTACACTCATTTGTTTTTCGCCTCATAAAGTCTTATTGCTTCACAATGTTTACAATCCTTACTCTTAGAAAACTTCCAACCAACACATTTACAATAAAGATCAAAACTATATTTCGATTGATCTGCTCGTTCAACTTCATATGAATTATCCCCTTTAGTTGAACTTACCAACCAATGATTTGAATCTAATTCTTGAATTAAATCTTTTTCAACTAAATCTTGTGCTTGTTTCGTTTGACTTTCGCTTAATGTCATACTATACCTTACCCCGTAGCGTATATAAACCCTTGTTTGTGTAAATTAACAACAATCACCATATTTCTCTTAATGTATATAAATAAATATATTTTCCTTTAGTAGTTTCATATTTGGCTTCTCCATTTTTTAATGCTTTTTTTAATCTAATGGCATATGGCTTTAGTTTTCCATTGTAATATGATCTTATAGCTTTGTCATGATATCTTCTTCCATTCCACATTATAACTCGGCTTTTTGCAGTTGTTCCTAAATTCTTAAAATGTGTTGCTTTGTAGATAGTGCCTTGATGATTAAATTCTGGATCTGCATATGATACAACTTTCTTTATGCCTGTATTATTCTTGAGCCATCTTAAACATTTGCCTATGAAGAATGATTCTGTGTTTTTAGGCGTATCATCTATACAACAAAGTCTCCGTAGCTCAATAAGGTCTTCTTTCTTATTCACATACTTTTTCCAAGTATTAGCCATAGCTAACCAACCAAATACCATAGCTCCTATTAAATTACCATTACATTCTAACTTGAAACAATAAGTTGAAATTACACCGTTTATGTTTTTTGAATAATGCCATTTTTCTACAAAGTCCCGTATTTCATTACGTTCACAAGGCGACACTACCATATTGCTAATACTTATTTTACTCATGTAATTTCCTATCTAATTCAAAACATTCACATGGTTCATTGATAATGTCAAATGAACAATCTTCTTGAACGCCTTTTATTTGTATTGTGTGTTGTGGCATGATTCTCATACAATCCTTATGTCTTTCTTTTATACAAAACCAACATTTAGTCATTTGGAACTATCACCCAATACGATGTACCATATCTACTAATTCTCTTATATTTCCATGGAAATTTAAACTCCAATTATATATCCACCTTTCTTTAATGTAATGTTTAAACCCAATGCTACTTTTTCTGATGCTATCAATTCATTGCCATTCTTATGAGCCCATCTTACTATCCATTCTTCTGAATTGAGATCATCTGTTAATATCAATATTTCGTCATTATTTTCCATTTTACGCATTTCTATTTCTATTTTAAATAAGTTCTCCGGCACAAAAAGTCCACGCAGATCTAGTTTTGTTTGTTCACTCATGCTACTTTCCACTCTTTTTTCTTTGATATTTGTTGACAATGGGGGCATATTAACTTTGTTTCATTTTTAATGTAGCTTTTACGGAGTATTCTTGAATAACTAAGGTTTTTCAAATCTGTATAGGCTTTCTCTATACTTAGTTTTCCATTTCTTACTTTGCCTTGTATTTCATTATTAGCATGTTCCATTATGTATACCGACTTTGATACTGTTAAACCATTTACTCCTATTGTTTTTCCTATTATATCACCTACATTTCCTCTTTTTATACCGTCGTAATCTTCACCGCCATAATGTCTTTTTCGTGCAAGTTCTTTTTCTATAACATACATTTGATACATTAACTCTACGCGTTGAAATGCATTTAAATGTCTTCTTCTTACATTGCAATTTATTACATATCTTTTTTCTTCTTCTTTTGTTGCAAATTCTTGTATTCTATATTTTACTTCTATTCCCAATTCTTGACAAATTTCATATCTTGTATATCCATCTAGTATGAATCCATCTCTATTGATTACAATCGGATCATGTTGTCCATGTAGCATTATATCTTCTTTTAATGCCATACGTTCTTCTTTTGTAGGTCTTGGAACCAAGACTAAATATTCTTCTTTTACTTTAATTATTATTTTTACCATTTCCCTTTAACCTCTTTCTAATCATTGAGTATAATATAAACGATACTTGAATAATTGATACTGTTTCAACTAAATCAACACCATAAAGAAGCCAATCTAATACAGGATTAACTCTAGAAACATGACCCCATTGTAAGTAAAGATCAAGATTCCATATCATATGAGGTATTTGAATTATCTGAATTATTGCAATAATGATTACTGAACCAAGTATCTTATTTTCGTACCAGTTCCAGAATCTAGTCCAACCGTTCAACCCAAACCTTGTCCAGTGGATCTTTCCACCACATATTTTGTTTTGTAAAGTCTGTAATTAATTTGTTATTCTTGTATAATTTCATACTTGCACCACTCATTTTATGTATTTCTGCACTTACCTTATCTGTACCATTTAATACATTCTTTCCTACAATCATTAAAACAATAACAACTTCATCGTCATATCCACGCCATCCACATGATAAATATAATTGAATTTCATTTTCCTCTTCGCCCGGATTTGGACTAGTAGCATCCTTATAGACTTCACAATATTTGTATGGAAATATTTCAGAATTCCAATCAGGTGGAAGAGTCACTACTTTTCCTTTATAAAGTTCAACTAGTTTCCATCCATCAAGATGTTTTTTTATTCTTGGATCTATCTTATCCAAGTCTGCTTGTGTAAATTTCTCTTTAAATATAGAGAATGTTTGTTTAGTCATCTTTTTCTACTTTCATTTGACAATGGAGACATATATTCTTATAGGTAATAGTTGTTTCTTTTCCACATTCAGCACAATACTTAGTCAAAGCTAATCATCTTTTTTCCATTTTTTGAAAGTCTATTCTACATTGAGGATGTGTGTAATGAAGAGGTAGGCATGGTTCGTTACATACGAAGCAAATACCACCGCCTTTAGGAAGTTCATTAGTCATCATTGATCTCCACCAACTCTATAATTCATTCTACGTTTGTGACATTTACACTCACAACTAACTGGCTTATGACAAAGACCGTGTATGTCATTATTACAATTTTCTGTAATCATAAAAGTGTATAACACTAATAGCATTTAAACATTAATATTTGAAAAAGATTTATATTTACCAAGTTGATTCGGGATTATTAGAACATCCTTTATCAGAACAAGTCAAATGAGCACCACAATTTCCACAAAACAAATGACAAGTTTGCATATTCCACATTTTTTTACCACATTGTGGACATTTCTCAGCCAAAGTGACCAAACCTATTTCTTCCTTCAATATCTTCTTCTTTCTCAGACATTTTTATTATTTGTGATAACATTGCCCTTCCTGCTAAATATTGCTTCCATGATTGAAGTGTTTCTAAACATTCACAATCTGGACATTTGATTTTTTGTGTTTTTATCCATTCATCAACCAAACTGCCTTTTTTTATTCCTAATATTTTAACCGCGTCACAATTAGTACAACCTACTCTAGCTTCATAAACCGTGGGATCTGTATTCTTTTCGTGATTAAGTATCATTATCTCTCTAACATTAAAGAATGAACTTCTAGTATATTAGTCCTTAATTCGTCCCAATTTCTGCCTTGTGTTACTGCATGTAATTCTGGACATTGGGCGATCATAAATCCATCTTCACCATGACTTATTTCATACATATATGTATCCATTTCCATTATATTTTCTGTTTCATTGTATTTTGCCGTACCCTTGGAAATGTAATAATACTCAGGAATTTTCTCCATTTCCTAATACCGATTCTGCTTCTAAAAGGTTTTTTGCTTCAGTTTTACCATTATCTAAATCTATTACTTCTTTTACATCCATTAATCCTGTATTTTCTTTTTCTTGCTGTTCTTTAATAATGTAACGTGCAAGTTGTTCTTGAAGTGCTTTTACTTCTCCTTCTAACTTCCTAGATGTTTGCATGGATTTCCCTAATTCCATGTTACTTTTGTATAAACATTTCATAAGTTCTTTGTGTGAATGTCCCCTGTGTGTTGCTGTGCTTTTACCAAGAACTTTTTGATCCCACCCGCATACGCTGGATTTGATATTGCCGATAATAGAACCAGCCACATTTAATCGCCTTTTTTACTTTTCTTTTTCTTTTCAGTTTTAGATAAATGAACCATTGTATCCACAACGCCTATAGTGCTTTTTAAGTCGATTCTGTGTTGAACCAAATCAACTACATATATTCCTGTTTTATCAACTGAAGCAATTTCTACAACTTCCCCTTCTCGTGGGATATAAGGGAGTCGTTGTTTGTTTTGTGGTTTTCCATCTATTACAAAAATCACAGCCATATAAACCCTTAAACGTTCCTAGTATATAACTAATTAGTTAAATGTAGAATCTATTGCATGATCAAAACATACATAATGAAATAAGCCACCTAAACCAACTCTATGAGTTGCTTTTTCATTGCAAAGTCTATTACAACACTTTATCTTTGATTTTTTCTTCATTTTTATCTACCATTATTACAATTTGGGTGTCTAGTTATGTGTTCATCGCAGTAATATTCGATGCATTCGTTACAGACATTTATTGCTCCTCGATTCCATTCTTTTTCACAAACTTTACAATAGACTTCTTTGATATGGTGTCTTGCACCTAATACATCATCTCTTGTTAGTTCTTCGGCTTTCTTTAATTGTCGTTTTTTAGTTAAATCTTCTCCTTTAAATCTTGGTTTGATGTTCCATTCATCTATTTCCCAATCTCGCCAGTCTTCACTACCCATTACTTGTTTAATGGATTGCTGATATTTAACCATTCTAATCTGTTCTGTGCTTGTGGTCTTTTTGATTTCACTAATGTAAACGCATCTTCTAATGTAAGTCCTAATCTAGTATGCATATACCATGTCATAGCCAATGGACTTCGTTCCATACCAGCTCCACAGTGAACCAATAATCTTTCTTTTGCATCTATATGGTTTTGAATAATATGTGCTACTACGTCTAGTTGCACGGGCAAAGCTCTATCAACATATTCATGAATTAGATAATCCGTATCTTTTCCATCTTTATCTTTCATCATTATTTTTTCAAATCTTAATGTTAGAATAGGAATATGTAATATACTTAATGGTAATCTTTCAGGTCTAGTTTCTAAAACACATACTGCATTACCATCCCATACTAAAGCGTCTTCTAGATCACCTATCCAGATGTCATGAATGATTTGATTTGCAGTCATATCAATAGAATGTATATATTATTACATATTTAAACTAATAGCAAGTGGGGAGTAAATTTCTAAGCATGAAAGGTATAGGAACTCCCTTTACTTCGCTGTTTATTTATTCACTAACAGGTTTATAAATGTATCTGTTTCAAGTGCTTCTATTGAAAGATTGATACTGTTCTTTGTTGGTTCTGTAACGATTTTTGCTCCAACTTTTTCTAATACCTCATTAAATGTTATTTGGTTTGTTGCAAAGTTAGCTAAATAATCCCTTGCTAATTCTACATATTTGCCACCGCGAATTGCTATAGTGTCTCCTAATGCGGTTTCATTGAAATAGAATCTACATTCTCCATCTTTAACTGTTCCAAGTCCAATAACTTTTTGGTTTACATCAATTACGCTTTTTACAACACATTTTAAATGATTTGGATTTATTGTGTAGTTTCTGCCAAAGCTATTAGGATGTTCTTCTGCAATCATTATTTTAAATGGTATTGGCGTACTTTTATCAAAATTAAAGTAGTTCAATGTTAGTAATAATGTGTCATCATAATCTTTGTTTATATAGAATAATTCACTTGCTCCATTAGGTGCATCTGTAATATCCCCACTAAACAAAACGCTTCTATTGCCACTTCTGTAACTTGAATTCCAACCAATATGTCCACTGTTGATAGCCATTGAATGTAAATCAAGATCAACTCTACGTGTTCCGTTATGGGTATCATATCTTCCATAATAATCGTCATCGTTTCTAGTTGCTTTATCAACTTTGACATTTTCCCAATATACACCAAATATCATATCCTTGCCAACTGTTATATAACTTCCACTAGGAATGTTTCCAGTAAATTGTTTTTCAGTTGCCGGTAAAGCATATGTTACATTTTCTGGAATATAGAATTCTTTTCCCTTTAAGTGCTTCAAATCTTTTGCTATTGATTTTAATACAACATCGTATACCTTTTTTGCACCTTCAACGTTATCAAAATTCATTTCTGTAGCAAATGCCTTACCATTTCTTATTTTATACATTATGCTATTAGAATCTGACATGCGATAATTTAATGATTGTGCTAATCTAATCTTTCTAAAGATATTTACTCTATCTAGTTCTTCATTAAGTTTTACAGCACTTATTCTTCCTTCCCTTTTTAATATTCCCGTGATGTTGTTTAACAATGATTGTTTCATTGGTTTATGATATTTATCAGCCAAATGACTAATTCTATTGATTATTGCTCTCATTGCCTTATCATCAGATTTGAATGCGAGGAATAATGGTTTAAATCGTAAGAATATTTCTGCCAATCGTCTTATTCCAATACTTTTATCGTACTCAATGAATGAATCTACTATATCTACATCCGATGCTTTGATAGTTTCTATTGTCTTTTTATTTATAATTACAAGAGAATTTCCTGTAGTCTTGAATATTATTAATCTCAAAAATTCAAGAGGATCTTTTGGCATGATATCCATTATAGTGTAAAGTCTGATTCTAACCTCTTTATTTCTAATTAATGAAACATCTTCTTCTGTTAAATCACAATATTTTGCAACTTCAATTACTTCGTCGAGACTCTTTAGAGCAATTCCACTACCAAGTATTTTTAATAGTTTTTCCTTTAATTGTTTTTTTGTGTACCCTTTAATTATGGTTAGTTTTATGCCGTCTTTGATTTCTGGCACATCTAGTTTTTCATTTGGTATGAAAACTGTGCTTTCATCATATACCCCCATTGCTTCATATCCATATGTTGTCATGTAATGGAATACTTGTTCTATCAATAATTGGAAATATGGTGCATCTCTGACTTTTTTCCATGATTTGTGAAAAGATGAATTCATCTGCTCTGGAGTAATACCAATTTCATCTGCTACTTTTTCAATTAAAAAACCTAATTCTCTTTCAGTATAATTTCCTGCTATTTCTCTCGAAAACATGAATCCATGATTTATTGTTTCCTCTGAAATATTCATTGATGGATTTTTCTTGTTTTGAGTACTTACAGGTATTGCTTTGAACAGTTTTAAAGTGCTATGAACAAGTGAGGAGTAAGTTTCACCATTGAAGTTTTTAGGAACTCCTTTTACTTCGCTCATTCCATAGGTTTATTAATCGCTTAATATATACTTTATGCTATCGGTTTAGTTCAACGGTAGAACATTGGGCTCATACCCCAAGAACCATGGTTCGACTCCATGTTCCGGTATTACTTTATAAAACCATATCTCTTTAAACAATCCACACAAATTACCCCAAGAGCCGATGCCTTTTCTTTTCTACATAGTCTACATGGTAAATCATAATCTGTTCTTTTGCCACTATCTTCCAATACTTAGTTTAGCCTAATCAATAATATTAACTTATATGGTGATATGATAGAATAGACGGATGGTACTTACGCCCTATCAGCGAATATCCTATCTTATCACCAAAAATAAATTATATTTACTCCTTTATAAGATTATTGGTTTTGGGTTTAGAATATCTAAATTCTAACAAAAGAGCGATGAAGTTTTCAGGCAAATATATTGAAGGCGTGTATAGATGTTGACACTTTTTACACCATTTTTCTATAGAAACTATATGTTGTTTCCTTAGTTTATCCACTTGGTGAAAATGATACGCTACAACGTGTTCTGCTAACTGGGATGTTCTTAGTCTTTTTCACCATAGTTACTAAAACAACGCCATATATAAATGTAAAAAAAAGGTAAATGAGCTACTTGCGGATTTATAGATCTCCGTTTTCGTAGGCTCTGTTTGTTTGTTTAATACCTATTACAGTCAAAATGACAAATATTGCAGTTGTAACTATACCTGTTGCATCGTCATTATAATTTCCTGCTAATACTGGGGCTACTGTTTGCACAATTCCACCAACTGCACCGACTGTTAGGACTCCTAAGCTTTTTAGGGCTACTTTCCAATTAACCATAGACCTGACTTCTTAGACGTAGTATTTAAACATAAACCTACGCTTGGCTAGTCATGGCACTCATTTGACCATTCGCCATCTGTTATAACTTCGTCACATTCTCTACAATATGCCTTAATTTTCTTATCTTCTATCTTTAAAACCACAAGATTTATACCTTTATGACATATTTTACCACATTTTGTTATGCCTCCACAATGTTTTGGTGGAACATACCATCCATTAAAACCAAGATTACCACTTAATGTATAATGTGGTTGTGTTGCTGATGTTGTGCTACTCATACTCCCACCAACATATTTGTAACTCTTTCGAATATACTAACCATATATTGCCCAGTCATCATGTCCATTATTCTATCTGCTATTCCGTTTTGAAATACATAATCTACTCCTTCTTTTAACACTCTTTCTTCTACTACATCAATTATCTTAAAGACCGTTTGATTTGCAATTTGTGTAGTATTTTCTCCCGAATCTATTCCACTTAATACATCCGGCATGATGCCTTTAACTTCATTAGGAACCATAAAATTCCATAAACTAAATGCGTTGTCGGGTGTTGGGTTTCTTATTATTGTGTTAAAATCAATCATCTTTTTTACCAAACTCCTTATTTTCTCTCATATAAGCCAATTCTACCTCAGACATAGTACGAGCACCAAGATAATCCAAAGTATATTGAAGTAAAACAATATGAGAACCACCTGAATGATGTTGACAATTAGTCCAATGAGACATTTCATCTGCTATTTTTTGTGCTTTTTTGCATTCTTCTTTTGTAAATGGTTTAGTTTCGTTTGCTAACCACAATGCATATGTATGAAACCAATTCTCTTTTGGTAAATGAGCCATTATTGATTTGGCATTACCAACTAATCCTTTATACAAAGTTTCAGTCATGGATTAATTCCTCCCATTTGCGTGACTTTGATACTTCCATATACTATTGCTCCTAGTATAATACCTAATAAAAGTGTAAACTTTAAATCAATTTGTTCATTACTTACTTTCGGCTTTCCATTCATTATAATAAGTTAGTGAATAGGTAATATATACCTATAATATTCTCCACTAATTACCTGATTTGCCATGTAGTCCCACAGTCTTTTATACTTAATCTTAAATCCTTTCTTATGTTTACTTGTTCTATGGTGTGCTAATTCATGGCACATTAATTCTATTAGTGCAAGATTTCCATATATTTCATGCCTTTCATTATGTCCAACATATTTTGTTGTATAAACCTCTTGTTCTAACAAAGTCTTCTGCTTGATAACTACTCTATGTGGTTTTGCATTTGAAAAATATGCGTAGCATCCACTCATGTTACCTCGTCCTTTTCTAAGCAATCTGCTATTTTCTTTACTAAATGCAATTATTGTAGTTGGCGTAATCTTCATAATATCATTTGGAAACTTCTCTTTGAGTATTATAGCCGTTTTGAAACAAATGGCAATTCCTTTATTGATTTTATTGTTCATACATATCTTATATACTATGCGGTATATAAATGTTTGTTGATACAAAATGTGTGGCTGGATAGTTACTCCAGTCCTCTTGTCTTTGTTAAGGTTTTATTTGTCATCCAAGTGTGCAAACTCACACCACCACACATATTATATATTGTTGCAGAGCCTAATAAATTTACTTCGGATAAGGACACCGCATCTGACACGCAGATCTCTGACTCTCTCACAACATAGGTTATGTGTAGTTGCTTATAAAAATAAAAAATGAAAGAAGACTTAAATTAGTCCTTCTTTTTCGTATTTGGCTCTTTTGACTTCATAATCTGCAAGTTGTTTTCTTCGTGTTTCAAGATTCTTATCAATACCTTTTAGGGCTTTGTTAATGAATGCTTCATTAAGACCTTTTCCTAAATATGATTCAGTTTTTACGCGTTCTTTTTCTAGGCTTGCAATATTTTCTTTAATGAATTTAATCTGCAGATCTATTTGCTTTCGAGTCCCCTCTTTTGCTCTTTCTGAGTGCTTTGCCATAATAAGCAATGGATGTAATTAGTATATAACTTTTTAAAGCTTTCTTCGTCCTGTTCCTCTTCCAGTAGACACATATCTACCTTTTGAAGATGTTTTACTGCCCTTTTTCTTTTTCAAGTCCTTTACTTTTACTTGTCTGGTTCCTCTATCCACAGATACTGTTCCTTCGTCATCTGCTTTATCAAGTGATTTGTCTAAGAATTTTTTGAATTCTTTACCAGTCCAATTTTCGGGGTTTTCAGGTAATTTGCTCTTTTTGGTTCCTCTATTTGCCATACTATCCTATAACACACCATCCTTATATAAATTTAAAAAAATGAAATTTGCAGATCTTACATCTGCTCACGATTAGCCCTTTTGTGTTCTTTATTTCATACACTTGGTGGCTATGTCCTCGTGCTTTTCTTCGCACATACCGACGATATCGTAAAATTTGTCGTTTTTTACGAGTATCAGTATATGGTACTCTTGTATAAGGCATTATGTATGACTCATACTTTTCACATAATTACTATACAGTGGTTCTATTTAAATTACGTGTTCTTAAAGTGGCTCAGTTATCGAACAATTTATACAGCCTTCATCGCCACAACACGTTTGATAAAGATACCACGTTGCTCTTTATCAGATCATCGGGCTATTAACCCTCGGAAATCTCCCCCTTCTTGAAACCGTCTGTCCTACCACGACATATTATATAACGTATTACTTGTATATAATTGTAATGTTATGGTTTTTATGATCTGTTACTTCAGGCTTAAGAATTACTTTTCTTCCACAATTCTCACATTTAAAATTGAGAGAGGATAATTTTATTTTATTGTGTTCACATAAGTCTTCTATATCTTTCCAAAAAGTGTCATCGTATTTCAATTTTACTTCTTTTAAATCAAATTCCTCTAAAAATTCTTTAAATCTGATTTTACTAACATCCGCGTTCATTACACTTTGTACTTTTTGTTTTATTACAACTTCAGGTAATGGTGGAAATACCAATGTTTGATTAAAATGACTTAGATGATATAATAGTTCATCTTCCTTTAAACCAAAACTATGTCTCATTGCTACTCCAAGCGTATACACACTGTAATCTCTTTCTCCTTCTTTTACACCTTTTAAAATTTCAACAACTCCTTTCTTTATACGTTCTGGATTGAACCCATGATTCGATAAACTATTAATGAAGCCATCCAAATCTATATCCTGTATATCCAATGTGCTTGAAATTATTTTATATTCTTTACCAGTCTCTGGATTGATTGAACCCGGAATTAATACGTAAGTTCCTTGTGATTGAATATCTATGCGTTGACCTTTATCATTTTTTAACCTCAAACTTGTTTCAGGTAATTTTCCCTTTGGTTTAACACATACATGATATCCTTTTCCAGTTTCAACTATCAATGTTTCTTTTTTTCTTTTTTCCCAGTCATCAAAAACTTTTGATAACTCACGATCATCAAGGTCTATAACTACTAAATTACCCGATGACGTACCACAAATAACTGCTCCATTTTGTCCTTCTTTAATTTCCATATTACATTTTTCAGTTTGAAATATCTTCCAACCGGGCTTACCAGTTTGTGGGTTTATTGGCATATTTGTTTCATCTGGAAGTTTAGACTTTGGTTTAAGTGGTATTACATTTAGTCCTTTTTCCCTGTAAAGTTTTACAAACCCCTGTATCATATTACTACATTTATGTTAAGCCTTAATATAAATTGATAGGGCTCCACGGACAGAGGCACCTATCTGACAATGAAATCACGGAAAAATTTCTAAACCGTTGTCCAGTGGTCAGATGCTTTGCATGACAGCATTTGCAACATAAGTAATTGTTAATTACGTAATATAAATGATAACTATTCATTAGTTAGTTTTGCGTCTACCAAAAAGTCCTTTGTTGTTAGGTATGTCCTTGCTATATTCCATCTACTACTCCATGTAAAATTATCTAATAATACGTAACATGTTTTGCACATCATAGTAGTCCAAGATTCGCCTCTGCCTTTACGATGAACCCCTTCACAAAGCCTACAACGTGTCATACCCAGCTATATAAAGGCGGGACCCCACATATAAATGTACCGAAATCTAATTTTTTATTACTGATTTTTCCCATCCATACGCTAAATCTGGAATTAGAACTTGATAATATTTACTAAATCCATCTTCACCATAAAGTTCTATTAGTGCTTTGATATCATCATTTGTTATTTGTATATCTTTCAAGTTTTTTGAACGTACATCAAATTGTGGAAGCATAATTGATTTAAAATCATTTCTAGTTGTATCACTCCAATGACCTAGTCCCATTGCATGAGCAAATTCATGCTGAACAACTATTCTAATTGCTTCATCAGAAATTGGTTCTGACGTAAACATTGATTTACCTAATTTTACTTCATATGAACCATCAGCATTTTTTGTCATGTTGGTAAAATCTAATTGACCTAAATTTATTTCATTTGTTGGTGCAAATGTGAAAATATCTATAAATGAAAATTTATGAGTTGAACTTCTATAATCAAAAGATGTGTATCCTTGTGCCATACCTAAATCACTTTCCATTGGATTTAAATTCTCGGCATCAAATACTATCAATACATTACATTGGGGGAAATCTGTTGGTTTTTTATCAAAGTGAGTAGAATTATGTATGAATTCATATGTAAAATCCCAATTACCTCCATTGGCTTCTTTTTCCAGTTGTTTAGACCATTCACTTATCCATTTTACGGTTTTTTTATAAAGTCCTCTTTTTGCAAAATCTACTTGTGGGTTTTCGGCTTCAAATACACAAACATTGGGGTTATTGGATTCGATCCTTATTTTCATGTATTCTGTATAATCCGCATATGCTAAATTTGAACCTAATAGTCCTATAATTAACAAAAGCACTAATACTGGTGCTATTTTTTGCATATTTTATATAACCTTTTCTCATATATTAATAGATAAAAGGTGTTTTATCAGACCGTATCTAGAATGTCCGAATGGCTTTTCAACCGTCATTATTTCTATATATATACTACTTATAAACCTTTCTTCTTATCTTATTCGTATACCAATCTTTTCGCCATTCTGCCCACGTTGATGCCTGTAACCCATAATACTTAGCCATAAAAGCTTCTGGAGTCATTATTTCCCCATTTAATTTCCATGGTTCAACCTTGACTAAACACGTTCTATCCTTTTTAAATGGTTCTACAACCAAACAAAAGAACTTTTTACTACATTCTTCTAATTCGTTTCTTTCATCTGGAGCAATATAGTCTTCTTTCGCCGTGTTTTTGCATTGTGCGTAAAGTGCTATTGAATTATTTGCCCATCGTGGAGGAATTGATCTAACGTCAGCAACTCCTTTAGATGCATATGATCTTACATTATCAAAGTGATGATAAAGACAATAATACAGCCATTCATATTCAAAAGATGCACCTTTCTTATATTGCCAATTTCTACCCATATTATATCTACATTAAGGTGTAATTTAAATGATTAGTATTTTTTACCACACATTTGGCATTTGCCATTTATTTTTTCGGTAATAACTTTGCAATTTGGACAATCTACATAACTAGGATCTTCTTCTAATGATCTCATCCATTGTTGGTGTCCCTTTTTACCACTTCCTTTTCCACCTTCTTTTGCTTCTTTTACAGTATGTTGATAATCTGAATCAAATACATGTCCGGAAGGAACAAATACGTGTCCAGAATAATCTGTATGTTTATCTTTTGTAGTACCGCAAAATGCACATTTATTCGGATTTAATGCTTCTGTTATTCCATGTTTAGTTTTAAGATGATTTTTCATATCAGAATACATAGAACCTCCCGTATATTCATATTCTAAAATATCAAATCCTTTGGAACATATATTACATTTATAATAACCTCGAGTTTCACCATGATAAGCATCGGGTGGATCATAACTATAATATTTATCTTCCCAATCTTCTTCATTCTCTTTTGCTTTATGGTATCCAGCATATTCATATTCATCTGGACTTGAAGTTTTCCCTGATATATAGTCTTTTTCTGCTTTATCTAAATAATTTTGTATTCCTTGGTTCTTCCAGCCTACGTGTGCCTTATCTTTTCTTTTTGGATCTTTACTCGCATATGGTTTTCTACCACTTCCTACACCTCCTTCTTCCGCCAGATTCTGTCTAAACCAATCAGGTAGTTCATTCCATTCTGAATTTACTAGTTGATCTATTTGTTGCATAGATACAAGAGGATCTGAACTATCACCAAAATATCCAGCATCCATAACTAAATCTCTTCTTGAACTTTGACCCATTGATTTCCAAGTAATTTCTGTTATTTTAACTTCATTTGCATTAGATTCTAATGAAGTATCTGGATCTCTTAAGAATGCCATTATTGCTCTTTGTCTTTCTCCTATATTCATATCTTTCCATTGCCTATCTGGATATTTATCATCCCACCATTTATGTGCTTGATACATTGTTGATAGTTCTACTTCTATCGCTTTGACTTCCTTACCAAAATCTCCCCACATATATCTTGCTTCATTGGGTAAGTCTTCCCAATTTCTATATACCAATGGATTTATAGCACTACCTATATCTGCACCCATACCAAATCCTATGTTCTTTAATTCTTCTGCTTTTTCTTCATATGATGCACCTTTCCACCATGTTTTATCAACTTCTCCATAAAATCCTTTTTGTATTCTACCAAATGGATATTGTTTGTAATATTGATATTCTATCTTAGGTGGAGTTTTTTCTATTATTTCTTCTTGACTAATATCTTGTCCATTTGCTTCTGGTTCACTATATCCCCTTACACTATCCATTATATTTTTTCCCGTAGGAGCATCTAATGGATCTGTAAATTGATTATAAATAGAATCTAACTCAATAGCTTTTTTTTTGTATGATTCATTTCCTAAAGCAAATCTTACTTGTTCCTGTTCTGTTGGATTAAGAGAAGAAAAACTTCTCCATCCTACATTATCGATACCTAATAATTCACCTTGTTTATCTCCTTCTAATTTTCCCCATTCTGAAATTATTATAGCATCATCATAGGCATCTTCTTTTGCGTAAGATTCACCAGCATTTTCTTTTCTTTCTTGTTCTTTAAATTCGTTCCATGTATTGGTTATTATAGCTTTATGGTCTTCTGTCATTCCTTCATATGGTATAAGTTTACCTTTTTCAACTAAATCCTTTGCTACTCCCCAACTCCAATTAGTTCTTTCACGATAATCAACATTTTCGAGTCTAGCATCTATCCAGCTTCTTAATCTAGCATCTCTAGTTTTTGCTATAGTTTGTGGATCTCCTCTTGGTCTTCCCTCATACGGTCTTCCGTCATAAACTGATACATAGTTATCTATTGGGAAATAGTCTGTTTGTGGATCATATCCTGCTCCTGTTTGGCTGTAAATAGATCCTATTTCGGATGCACCATAAGGATATTCTCCACCTAAGTAGTGTGCATTAATGGCACTTCCGCCAGAAAAGTATTCAGTTCTTACTGACCATTTTGAGTTAGGATGTTTTTCTTGTAAGTGTAATTTCATTATTGGTGCTTTATATCTTACTCCAAGACCTTCTATATCACCTCCATTAGTTGGAAATCCCTTCAAACTTGTTACAATGTCTTTCTTTTTCTGATAATAACCTTCAGTTGGATCTCCCATATCCTGTAAGATTTTACTCTTAATTGTATCAAATTTCTTTTGGTTTTTTGGTTTATCAACCAATGGTTCAGGCATTGTTGGTGTTATTGGTTCTTCTCTTGGTTTTGGTGTTGGTATATCATCTTCTTCTCTCTGTCCTGTATAATAATCTTGATAATCTTTCGTTAATTTTTGTGCATCTTCTCTTTTATTTAATTCTTTTTCTGCGTCAGTTCTTTGATCCTTACTTGAATATGGATCATCTAAAATCTTATTTAAATCAGAATTTGATTTACTTGATAATCCTCCATCTCCAGTTCCGACACCTTTACTTGTAAATTGTCCACCTTGATCTCTTGGATGTTCTTCTTCTTTAAAGTTATCTGCTTCACCAATGGGCTCATTGGGGGCTAATAACTGTAGTAATATTGCAATATCTTCTTCTTCATCTTCGCCTTCTTTTTCCTCTTCTAATTCGTTATCTAGTAGTCTATCTAAAAGTTTAATATCTTTTGGATCATTTACTTCTTCATTTGCCTTTGTTTCCGAATCAAGTCCTTTTTGTGGTTCCTCATATTCTGTAGGAAAAGTTTTATCTAACCAACCTTTTACATCAGATTTTATATGTGATTCACCTATTTCTTTTAGCTTACTAGTTCTTTCTGCTTTAGTCATTGTACCCCATTGTATAGGAGTAACTTTTGTGTATCCTCTACCTAATCTTGTTTGTAAGTTGTGTGGAAGACTTTCCCATGCAAATTCAGAGTGACTTACTTTATATTCTGGCACTTTAACTTCTTCAACTTGTTCATATATTTCATATAATTCTCCTCCTAAAAATGTAACATCGTTTACATTTACTTTTATTCCATCTTCATATTCGTTATGAACTCCATCTACTCTTACAAAGAATGAATTGTCATCTATCAATGGAATTGCTCCAACTTTTCCCGTTTTTCCTGCGTAATCTCCTTTGTTAATCTTAACCTTTCTTCCTTGTCTTTCTGGCTCGAACTCATTCGCTTTTTTATCCAATTCATCCCATATATTAGCTGGTGGCTGTGTTCCTGCTGGGGGTCCTGATACACTTATAGTTGATTCTTCATCACCAAATTCTTTCTTAAGTTGTTGATGTATTTTCTTTTCTTCCTCTTTTGGTTGTTCACCCATTAATTCATGTTCTCTTTTTATCATTTCTTCTGGAGTATGACCATCTATAGCCTCCCCTTTTGGTTTGTCTTTTGGATTCATGGTATTGCCATAGTCATTCATAAGGTCTTCTATCCACTTATATTCTTTATCTGTTAATTGAGATACTGATTTACCAAATTCTTCTTGTGCCATGATTTCCCATGCTTGATCATTCATTTCTTTATTGCTTTTGTAGAAATCTCTTTCTATTGCTATGGATTCATCACTTGCACTTTCTCTAAATAATTCATTCATTTTTATTTTAAGTGCTTCCTTATGAGCATCAGGCAATTCTTCCCAATCCAGATTTGCCTCAGATATAACAATTCCTTGATGAAATCCTAATGAACCTAACATTTGCTCTCGCATTCCTGTATCCATTTTTCTCCACATAAATATATATGTCTCTCCTTTTTCTGTTGCATGTGATTCAAACAAAGTTGGTTCTTCATCAAGCATTGCATTAAACTTTTTAGTTATTGTATCTTGTTGTTCCCAACTAAGTTCATTCCAATGAGTACTATAACCTTTTAATCCCCATTGCCATTCAGCATCCTTCCATCCTTCTTCTTCCCACCATTCTTTTGCTGTTGGATTCTTTTCATTTGCATATGATTCTTCGTTTTTTGGATGTCTTTGTTCATATTCAAAGTCAGCTTGATCATTTAAGCTATATTCACGAACTAGGTGGTCTTCGTATTTCTCTCCATGTGTTTTTGCTTCTGTTGGTGAAGAAAACTCTTTTTTACATGTGTTGCACCACCAACCTCTACCTTCGCTTTTCACATCGCTTCCAATATAAGTTTCATTAATGTCTTCTTGTCCTTTTTGATATTCATATGGAGTAGAAGGATCTTTTTCTGCCTTCATTCTTATTCTTGCTCTTTCTAATTCCTCTGGATCATAGTCACTTTGAGTCTGTGATTCTGGCTTGTCGCCTTCCGTATAATCCCATCTTCCTTCGTCTGATTCATATTCTGTCATTATTTATCACCTTGGATTACTTGTGGTTTGGTTAACCCAAGCATTAACACCTTCATCATAATCACTCGCTGTTTTATCATCATCTTTTTTTCTTCCACTTCCGGGTCCTCCTTCATCAACTGCCACATCGCCATGTTCTTCTAGTCTATGATTTTCCATTTTATCAACATTAATTAATTTTCCACATTCGGGACATTCTTTTGTATATTGTCCACTAATTTCATTTGCTCTTGTTTCATTGATATACGCACCTTCGTCTTGTAAAGCTCTAACTGCCTCTTTTCTATCTATTCCATTATCCAATAGAAATTGTAAAGCACCTTCTGCGTCTTGTGGTGCATCTTCTCCAAATTGTTTGTTCCAAACATCAAGTAAATGATCTGCTCTTGCTTCATTGCCTTTCATATATTTTGTTCTATCAGTTCCGGGTTCAATACCAGTACCATTACATCTATTACATTTGGGTCCACGACCACTATCATAATCTGTCGGGTACATTCCCACTCCACTACACTGTTTACATGAATATTCATATCCAACCGGTACTCCTAAATGACTACCATCAGGTAAAAAATTCCCAGCTTCATCTGCACCATCACGATTAGATATATCATCACCATGCTGAAGTCTCCAAACATAATTGTTCCAATACCATTCACCGCTATATTCATCCATTACTGGATTCTTTGCTCCTAATGCTCTAACTTCTTCTTCTGTGTAAGTTTTATAAAAAGCTTCATCTGGAATTGCTTCCCCTGCTTTTGATTCAGGACCAAACCAAATTCCCATTTGTTCTAATTCTTCTGGCGATTTGTTGCCATATTTTTTCTTAAGTTTTGCTCTTATGCCCATCATTCCTTGAATAAACTCATCATTGCTTAAATCATCCTTATCTGCTTCTTCAAACTTACTTTTTGGCATAGTTACTGTAGTAGAAAATCCCATATCGTGATGTCCTGTTTCATTTTCATGCTTGCTTGCTCCACTTGCGTCTTCAAATTGTGCTCCACAATTATCACATTGCCACTTGGCTTCTGTTGCTATTGATTCAATTATACTCCCTGTTGAAATACCCCGATTGTTTAACTCTTTCCTACATGCGTTAATTTCGCCCGTTAGAGCCCAAAGACCTCCTTGTGTTTTAAGTGTTGGTAATTTATCTTCAGCTCTTTGAAGTCGTCTTTGTAGTTCTTCTGTGCTTAAACTAGAATAATCAGATTCCTCTGCTTTTGCTTCATTTCCCAAACCACATTTTGGACATGACCTACCAATAGGATTTCCATATTCGTCTTTTTTTGTGGTTACTTTCTTGTTACCACATCTAGGACAAGCCCAATTATAATCAAACTCTTCTTTTGCTTCAAATGTAATTCCATGATCAAGTAGATGATCACCAACAGATTTTCCATATGGTAGTTTTACACCACATTTACTGCAAGTCCATTCGTCATATGCTTCATTTAAAAATTGTTGATAAGCTTTACTTTGGCTGTAACCTTTTCCTATTCTTTCTCCACTTTCACAATCAATCTCATATCCCTCCCAATCAAAACATTGTTGGCTCACAACGTGAACTGGATCTCCTTCTACAACTGGTCTATCTTTTGCTTCATTACCAACTTTTGATCTAATATAATCTAACATTTCGTCATGGTTTGCTCCTTTTACTTGTTTCAAAATGTTTGCTGGTAAATGTACATTTTCATCCCAACCACCAAGCGAACCAATTACATTATAATCTTCTTTACCATGCTTTTCAATATATTTATCAAGTGCTTGTTTATGTGAATCATTTAAACTTGAACTTCCACCAACACTTGAAAATTTTCCATCGTCTGCGTGGTTTGGATTTGCTTCAGAATAAAAGTCAGAACCTAAAGAATCAAAATCGGTATCTGCCATTGCTCCTTGAATTCCAGTTTGTGTGTATTGGCTTGGAATATGAACACCATGTTCTTGTTCCATGTGCCAATCTAATGTTTCTGGTTCCTTAATTTTTTCCTTACAAAAAGGGCATTCATCATCTAATCCTTGTTCATTAGCTTTTTTTTTATAGTCGGGTGAATCGTGGTATTTTTCTATATCATAAAAGTCTCTATATGCTTCATTAATCTCTTTTTCTTCATCATCTTTTACCGGTTTATCCATAATTCCTTTATGTAAAGCATACAAATCTTCATCATTATCTATTACCAAATCTTCTTCTTTTGCATATGCTTCTGAAGCATCTTTCTTAAGTTGTGGAGATAAGTTATACCAATCTAAATTAGCTAATGTATATGCACTGCCTTGATTAATGCCAAGAGATTCAAATAATTGTGCTTTCTTTTCTTTTTCTATTATTCCCCATGATTCTCCTAAACTGTCTACTTTTCTTATATTATCAAATGAACCTTCTTTACTTGAATCTTTATCTTCATATCCACAAACTGTACAATATTTTCCAGATTTACTTCCATATAATGTATGTCTATCACAACTTGGACAATCTCCAATAGGATCTCCTTCTTTTCCTTCTTTTTTTAGTCTTTCTTTCCTTGCTTTATCATCGCGCCAATCATGACCAAATTGCTGTTTGTATTGATAATCATCCATACTATCTTCGTTTGCATTTGCTTCACTTGATATTACTCCATTACCTAAACATCTTGGACAATCTTCGGTTTCGCCGTTAGAAGATACGCTACCTGAGCCATGACATGAAGGACATGTTTTTTCTTCTGCCTTTTTTAAACAAAATGCTTCTGAATAAATATTATTCATTGCTTCATGAGCTTGTGCTACGTGATCTTTATATTCTTCTTCAATTTCAAACTCTTTTCCGCAAACTCCACATTCAATCATAATTCACACCTGTAGTATTCTTTTTGGCTTCACCGGCATATAGCCTCATTTCACCAATCTCGGCTTGATTACATTCAGATAGCCTTTTTCCAAACAAAGTATTTGCTACTCTGTCGTCATCTGAAACTTCAACGCCTCTTATTTTGCTTATGGCGTCTTCGTATTCTAAACCATGATTAATAAATAGTTCTCTTGCTATTTTATCTTCGTGATAACCGTTAAGTTTTCTGTTGTAGATTACTTCATCAACAGTTTCTGTTACTACAGGTACATCTAATGCACCTTCCATGATATCTGCTAGTGATTCTCCACCTTTTGTTTTATTACCTATATAGGATGATAAAGTTCTTGCTTCACTAGCTTTTATATTATCTTTTTCATCAATATTATATTCTTGTGCTTCTACTTCTATTACACTCATATCTACTTCATTAAGTAAGTCTGGCACTTTTTTGTTTGAATGTGATTCTAATCCATATTTGTTAATTTGTGCATTTGCTATTTTCATTGCTCTATCCCTTGAATATTCTGGATTTTCTCTTTGAATCGCATCTGCCATTTCTGTATGTTTGCCTGTGTGTTCTTCTTCTGAAATATCTTCTTCTGCTACTTTATCGCCAAAGTAAGTATCAAAGTCATTATGTTCATGTGGATGCTCTGGATCATAATGTTGATGTATTGGTTTCTCTTCTTTTACTTGTTCATCATATTCATCTGGCTGTGTTTCCCCTGCACCAAGTTTTAACAATGTCTTAAATAAAAGTGGTCTATTAACAGAATCTAATATTCTTAATGTTCTTGGATGTAATTCACTTGCAGTAACTTTTTGTGCTACTTCATTTGCATAAATATCTCTATTGGTTTGACTCTTTTCTACATCTTTGGTTGATTCCCATCCGTATTTATTTAGAATTTCTTCTTCAACTTCAATTAAAAGACTTGCTTCTGAGGCAGGTCTTCCTTCTTGTTCATATGGTGTTCTTGTTCCTTTTCTGAATAATTTATTGTCATAAAAATAATGATTTGGATTATCGTCATATTCCTTTCTTCCTTTTGGAAGTTTTGGTGTTGTTATTGTAGGACCTTCTTCTTGTGGAAATGTTTGCCTTGCAGATTCCCCTCTTATCACTCGTCTCGCCCAACTTAAATTATCTTTTGTTAAATCTGGATCAATATCAAGTGATCTGAAATAAGCTTCTTGGCTTTCTGTTTCACTTTCCTCATTGTCATGGTTCACTTTTCTGTGAACTCTAAAGTCTTCTTCTGCAGTAAATGTTTCCTCACAATCCTTACATTTGTATCTATTGTCTCCATCTACTTCATATACATTTGCTCCATAAGAATCACTAAAGTATCCCATTTCATGCAATCTATTAGAAACATAGAATTGAACTGTTGGAGGAAGTGAATAATAACTCATATTTTCGTATGAGCTACTTTTCAAATCCTTTTGGTATACATTTTTTGTGTTATTAGAAATGTTTGTCTCTGTCCCCACATTCTGACCTAAAATTGTGGTTCTTGTCTCCGGACTTAATTCGTTCCAAAGTTCACCTTCACTTACCATCTCTAAGGATGGCGTATCATTGCTGATATCACTATATGAAGGGTCAGACATAAATTTAATTAGATTTTCTACTTTATAAGCATATACTAAAATTATTGCAATATAAGCATTTCTATACCTAAATATTAGTTGTAATCAATACTTCTGGATATTTACCACTTACCACATATTCGCTTTTTACCAATTTGTTTCTAAACCCCGATTTAAGCATTGTTTTGTTCTCTTTACGTGTTGTAATTATGAATTTTCCTTTCATGTTCTTACAAAGTTCTATGACTTCTTCATCGTACTTTCTTACACTTTCCCTATTAAAACATGAAAATTTCTGTAGATAATAGCTTTTGTTCCATGGTGGATCAATAAGAAAGAACGTATATTCGTCATCCCAATGCTTCATACAATCAACAAAATCGTCATTAGATATAAATGCTGATGATAGGAACTCTTTGTATAACCATACGCGAATAAAATTTGATTTGTCGTTTAAAACTGCCGTTTGAATTCTAAATCCATCTTTTCTTTTTAATGCTTCTTGATAAACCTTGGCTGTTCCAGCAAATGGTTCTACATAAGTGATACATGGCGATGGTATCATTTGTGCTATTTTTCTTGCCGTACCAGCCAGACCCGGATAACCAGCCCATCGCTTTTTGTCGTCTATCCTTGGTAAGTGTATTGATTTTTGACCTAACCTATTAGTTATTGTAATTGGTATATATTCACCAATTTTTTCGGATTTTGTTTTTATTCCCCTCCACTTAGAATTCATATCGCTTCACAAAATAGTCAAACAGCCCTTGATATTCCTTTATTGGATGTACTTTAGTTTCCATTAGTGAAATTATCTTAAAGTCCTCGTTAATCATTAATACTGGAGCACCTTCCATAAGTGCTCTTATAGCCATACGAATGTCTTTTGTAACTAAAACCCAACCACTTTCTTTTACCCATCGAATAAGCAATCTATCATCAGTTCCACGTTTGAACTTCTTTTTACTATTCATTATCTTATATTGTGGAAACATTTCAATATCTTCATTGGACATTGCGGTGTTTTCATCAATAAGAAATCCTTTTGGTTTCCAACCAAGTCTAAAATTCTTTTGAATCCTAGTTTCGCCCGGTCTTAATTTGCCTCCAGCATAAAATATATCTTTTTTACCGAATCCTAAGACCATGGTGGTATCAACTCTTTTGGTGGATCACATATCTTTCTAAATGGACAATATTTACAATATTTAGTAATAACCCTATCCGGCTCTACTAATTGTTTTATTTTATCTAATCTATCTGTTACCCATAATCTAATTTCATCTACTGGCTTTAAATCAAATACAAATGGCAATGGATCTTTAAATGAAGTCGCCTTATCCAAGTAAAGAAGAACGCCTTTTTTTGCTTGTACACCATCACAAATATAGTTCAATAGTTTATAGATATTAAGTTGATTTACATAGCTTTCATCTGGCTCTGTTAATTCTTTCTTTTCATAAGAACCGCCGTTTCTGTAGTTTATCTTTAATGATGACCATGTTTTCTTATCTGCTATAACTAATTCCCCTTCCCATTCAATCAAATCATCTGCCGTTCCTGTAACACAATCAAACAAATTATAATCATTAATATCCTTTACATCTATTGGTTTCATAGTCCTTATATTGGCACTAAACTTAACCTCATTTTTTCTTGATAATGGTGTTTCTCTATGTAGAAGCTGACCAACATAGAAATTAGCAATGGATTCTGCACTAAGTGGTTCTGGCTTTTCCCTAAACTCGTACCAACTCTTTCTCATACATGCCCCTGTAATATGTGAAGCATGAACTGTCCTGCTACGCTTTTCTCCACCAACTACTAACTGTTTCTGTGTTTCTTTGAATCTTCTTATTACTTCTTCCCCTAGTCTTTTATCTTCTAATGATTCCATTATGGATGCCTCCTTGGATCTGTCCATGGTATATGATCTTCTTTCAATTTCTTTATCCATATCTTCTTTACATCTCTTTCTGGATAGTATTCAGTATGAGTCACTTCATATTCAAAACTAGGTTTACCCACAATCAATATTTTTTTATCTTCATCTATATATATTTCAACTGTCATTTACCATAACCCCGATTTATATTTATCATATCTATTATCCAATAAACTATATGATACTGGATCTTTATTCCATCTTTCTGGCATTTCTGTTTCACAATCCCACCAAATATGTAAACCAGTATCTTCAGTAACTGTTCCTCCTTTCTTTAAAATTTCTTGTACTTCTGGAATAAAATCTATTAATCTATTACGACCAAAATGAACTGAACCGTCATACACATGAACATTAAATTCTCCTTCACAAACCATATTATTTCCTCGTAATGAAGTACTCCTGCTTCTTTCCTAATAGATTCAATACAAGCCCTGTAATATAGTTAACAGTTTCATTATTGCCAAGTCTTTCTTCATATTGCACTTGCTCTCTCTTTAAGAATTCCTTAACCTTATTATCTATTAGTTTTGCTCCATTAAAGCTTTCTTGTCTTCCTATTTTCAGATATGGTTTTACCCTCTTTATGTAAAAATTCAAATTATTATATTTTTTGAACTCCCTCATTACCATGGCATGATATAACTCATCAAGTGGATCTTGATATACACTGCTTAATAAAATTGGAGAATCAGTAACCATTACATCTACTTTACCATTAAGTCTAAATTGTCTTTTTGCCTGTTCAGTAAAGATATCCAAATCATTTCTTTGAATGTGAAGCCTTTCCTCCCATACCAAATCCTTTGCATATTCTGATACATATTCAGCATTAATATTATGGTGTTTCAATAAAGTAAACACTCCAGTTGCACATGTGCTTTTTCCAGCTCCTGCTCCTGCAAACAAATTTACACATATTGTAGGTGTTTTAGCCGTATATCTTTTTTTAATGTATTCTGCTCTTTCTTTCTTGGTCAATCTCTTTCTCATTTGTTATCCTCTCTAAATTTTTCAATCTTATGTTTTAATCCCTCTTTTTTAAGATATTCAGGGTTAACATCATACATTATTGCTCCTTTATCATATGCCGTCCATTTTATTGCACCTTTGTGTAATTTTTCAATTCCAGCCATTACTTTTTTACACCTATGACATCTAATAAAAATCTCTTCTCCCACTTCATGTCCATTTTCCTTTACCTCTTCATTATAATCTTCTGGACTCCAATCGTGGTCTAATAAACACTTTAATCTTCCAAACATTGTATATCTAACATCCTATCCCTTATATTAACTAAACCAATGTAACCTCATTACTTGGTTGTTGTACTGATATTACTCCATTTTTGGTTAGTTGGCTAATATATATTCTTGCTTCTTCAGCCGATTTCCATTTGCCACTAGATACCATTTGTGTTACTATATCATCTACAAATACACAACCTTCCTCAACAATTTTCTTCATTTCATGATATAATACTCTAAATGCTACGTCTTTTGATGTTCTACCCATATCTTTTAATAAACCTGTTTGACTAAGTTTATCTGCTTCTGCAAGCGTAAGACCAAAAGTTGCTAATTCCTTTTTATAGAATTCAACAGCCATATCAGCATATTCTTCCGTTACCTCTTCTTGAAGATCCAGTTTTGCAAACGCCTCAGCCTTTCTTTTTGATACAACAATTCGTCTATTATCTATCAATGAATTTTTCTTATATTTGCCTCTCTCTGAAAATGCTAATGATAATTTATATATAGCTTTTTCTGACATTGTTGGTTCTAATAATCGAGCATAATTTAAAAACTCGTTTAATTCTTCTTCGCTTAATGTATTTTCAGGTCTTTTTTCATTGGCATCGTTTAATATAAACTTGGCAAGTTCAAAATCCTTTTGTGCGTCAGGTATATCATATAATCTTATTACTATGTCAAATCTTGAAACAACCCTATCTGTTAATCCTAGATTTTCCAGTATAGATAATCTATCGTTCCATTCTGCGAATACAGGGTTGGTACAAGCTATTATGGTTGTACTACATGGAAAGGTTGGATTTCCATATCCTGTGATCGGTCTTGAATATTCTTCGTTTTCCATTGCAGTTAATATCATATCATAAATCACTTTATCTCCTTTTTCAAATTCATCAAGAAATACGTGTCCTCCATTATATTTTACCAAAACTCCTGCTCCTAATGCCTTTTTACCATCTGGCGTATCAACAACACCAAAAAATAATCCAAACTTACTAGCAGATGGAATACTTGTTAAACATCCTTTACGAGATACAGCTTTAATGAATTTTGAAGTAGAAGACTTGGCTGAACCCGGCGGACCGACTATAAGTACATGAATTCTTCCACGCTTATTTTCTGTTTTATTTCCACCAACTAATGCCAATAAAAGAGCCATTTTTTGATCACTATTGCCAGTAATGTAGTAAGCAAAACTTCTAACCAGTAAATCTCTTAATTTTCCTTCCTTAGCCAATTTTTTATATTCTTCTATTTTTTCGGGTGTTGGTAATTTATCCTTTGGTTTTTCTATGCTTGTTACGCTTACTGCATCTATTATTATTTTACTTACTTCAGTATTCTTCATTGGTATTGATTTAAACATTCCTGTAACTCTTATGTATTCATTCATTTTAAATTGTTTTGTTTGTTCACGATGAAGCTTTACTGTAAATGTTCTATCGTCTATATCAAGTGTTATATCTTTTCCATCTTTTACATAAATGCTTTTTATTGTTTCTGATTCTGAATTTCCTATCCTTGTTAAACGTTCTTCACATATAGGGCATTCCGGTCTTTCTTCATAAATATCAAATGAATATTCTTGTCCATCTCTACAACCTTTACATATAAAAAGTGCTTGAATTGCTTCAGCATATTCTTGTCCAACTGAAGAAACTTGACAATCAAAAGTAATAATTTTTCTTTCATGTTCTTCTGCACTGATGTTTTGGATAGTAATATCCACTGGTATTTCTATAAATAAATCTATTCGTTGATATTCCTTTACGGTTTTTGATATTTCACTTAATTGTTCATCATTAAAATTACATTTAATATATGCCTTTATCAGTGCTTTTCTAATCACATTTCTAAAATTACCTTTTGTTTCGCCAAGTACATTATTTAAAAATTCATTGTCCTTTAATGATATCTTGAAAACTGTTGTAGGAGTTAACGATTCTATATCTTCTAATCTCGTTGAAAGAAAATATTCAGATAATTCTTTTTCTAGCGTTAAAACTGTCATTATAGTCACTTGTATTTAACTGTATTATAAACGTTTGTGAATTAAGTAAATTTAAAGTTAAATAAAAATTTAACTTGCAATTTGTTCTGAATGATAAAGTCTTTCATGTTCTTTATTTCCCTTATCTTTTTGATAGTAACCTTCACAATAAAGACATTTTGCATATGCGTCTTTTCCTAAAAATCGTTGTTTGTCTTTGTCTCTCCAACAATTACATGGTTCACCAGTTGCTGGATCTATTGGTGGTTGTGGTATACCTGTCCATGGCTTCCATGCCAAGGTCTTATCACAATTTCTACACTTTGGAGGCTCTCGCTTCACTTGGATCATCCCATAAACCTAATGCTTTGAGTACTTCCTCCTTTGATGCCATATCTATTTCATGACTTCTTTTAGGGTTCCACAAATTTGGAAATTTATCTGCATAAAAATCATAAACTGCCCACTTTGCCTGACCAAGGGCTTCTTTTTGATACCAATCCTTTATACCTCTTTTTTTGGAAGCTTGATGTATAGCACCCATTAATCTAATGGCGATCTTCTCAGATGGAATAGCAATATCCAAAACACAATTTGGAGCACTTGCACCATCAATCTTTAAATTCTTTACTACATATTCTTGTTTAACTAAAGCCACTCCCAATCTATCTCTCAAAATCCTAGCACATCTAACTTGTTCTCGGCGATATTCAGTATTTCCCTGTTCGCCCATGTTTCTTAATATCCAGTTACTGTTTCCCATTTTATCACCATAAGTAAAAAATAAATTTAAGCCTTTACCCCCAACACATATGGTTTGTTCCAATATGGCGATTTACACCTTGGGTTAGGGCAATTTTTAGGCTCAACTGTTTCAACACCAATAATCTTTCCTACATTATTTCTCTCTACAACCGCTCTTAAAAACCACTCATAGTTACAGGTTCTGCAAGAACGTTTTGGCGTTTGTAGGTAATTAAACTTGCTCCCCATGAAAGTTGTATATACTTTACTGAATATATACTTATAGCCACTTAGCATTTTATGACTACTGGTTCGTTAACCAAATTGTAATTTTCATTCACTACAGAACAGTTTATAAATGTAGTATCCTTTTTCTTGAGAATTCCATATCCTTCATGGATGTGTCCAAATATGTTATATTTTGGCTTGTTTCTTTCAATTTTTACTAGTAATAACTCATCGCCTACATGTTCGTTGGGATTAAATCCTGTTTCTGCCACTTTATCCAATATGCCTTTTGGTGGACAATGAGTTAACAATATATCTGCATTTCTTGGCATCCCTTTCCATGCTCCCTTCATGTCATATCTAGGCTTACCAAATGCAAAATAGTTATAAACTTCACTATTCCATGGCGTATAAGGCGAACCCCAAATTTTTATTCCTTCTACTTCTACAGTATTATTTAACAGATAATAGGCATTAGTAAATATCTTATATCCAAGTGCTTTATCCTTTCCTAATGATATATCATGATTACCAGCTATTACTATCTTATATGGATGTGGTTGTTTTCCAAACCAATCATTAAGATCCATTAATACGTCTATTTCTCCCGACATTGTTAAATCCCCCGCATGTAATAATATATCACCATCTGGAACGTTTACATGATGATGAAACCCATGTGTATCAGATAAACAAACTATCTTAGTCAATTTTGTGTACTTCCACATATCCAGAGCACTTCAAACAATGAAGCACTTCGTCTTTCCACTCTGTATTACACTGTGGGCATCTTTTCATGTAAATATTTCCCCTCAAAATTCTTTATATTTGCTTTTACTAGTTCTGATAATATTATTTTTTCTTGTGATGTATTTTGTTCAAGTGCTAATTCTCTAATATCACTCCATTTTTGTCTTAATAATTTAGGACGCGTTGAATGCTCATCCATTTCATAAACTGTTTGATAAAGTCCTTTACTAGAATAATCTACAACTAAATTACCATTCTCTTTTATAATATTAACACAGCCGGGAATTGATCTCTTAAACGGATTTGATATTGTTAGCTTCATTCTGTCTTTTCCGTTTGAATATGCAGTTTTCATGGCATGACCTAGATAATCTCTATCTAAATCATTATAATAACCAGCTCCTATTCCATAACTCATAAATTCAAGTGGTATTCCTTTTTCCTTTAATATCTTATCATATTCTTTTACCTTTTCAAATGACATTCCTTCTCCTATTATCATTGATACATTTTTGAACTCCCAAAACTTCACTAATCCATAAATCTGTATAGTTTGGCTTAATACATCACCTGAATCAGGTCTTAATACAACATGGACTCCTTGTTTTTCTGCGTGTTCTAATACATCTCGCATCATTTCATGAATGAAACGACTTGGATCATATGTATCAATTACAAGTGCCACTATATTGTGACCTTTTTCTTTTACTTGATCAATAGCATGAATAAATCCTTGTTTTTCACTATCAAACTGTTGTATAGTTTTATGTGCTGTTGCTGGAATGCTTCCTAATTTTGCCGTAGGACAATGATATTGACCATGAAAATCATCTGTTCCTGTTAAGAACATATTCCATGCTGTAGTAGCCCAATATGCGTCTTCCAATGAACGATGCCCTCTAAATCCAAAGCTATGAAATCTATGTAATGGCAATTTATTTTCTACCAAATAATTCTTCATTTCAAGTGCTCTCGTTGCACATGCACTAGGAAAATATGAATGTAAAAATATTCCTTCCCACCATGTTACTAGTTCACCAAAACCTTCATCTGTATTGGTTATTTGAGCGAATGGCGTTCCTTGTGGAACCCATGTACCATCTGGAACTGCTTCTACTTGAAGTGGTATCCAACCATGAAGTTTATCTATAACATTCATCCACATATCAACAGGGAACTTCATACCCATTTTTCTAGCACATTCGTCTGCTTCCATAACCATCGACTCTTGAATCTTTTGATTTAACAGATTTATAACAATTTCGTTAAATCCATATAGTATCATTGGTCTTGATCTGTTGTAAATATGTGATATTTCATAATCTTGATTTTCTTTGAGATACCAGTGACTAAGATTATAACAGTCAGTTAATACCAATGGATTAAAACGTATATCATTAATAGTCATTTGCTGGTCTTCCTATATGTAGTCCTTGTTTAGCTAATACTTGAACAATTTGTGGTTCTATACCTGAACCTACTTCCAATCTTATCAACATTTCCATGTAGTCTTGTCCTTTAATTTCTTTTGCCCTTACATACATAATATCTCCTATCTTGGAACCGCCAAAATATACTGAAGCGTCTATTGAAACAGAACCAGAAGTATTTGTTATTACTTCTTTCTTCTTTTTGCCGAATATTTTAACCAAAGTGTTGACCCGCTTTATCGTTTTTATTAGTTTGTTTACTAATTCTAATCTTTTCTAACGCTTCAAGTGCTATTTTCATCAAATCTGGAACGTCTTTGTCCTTGCTTTTGACTGTCACATTTGCGTTTCTGTTGTATTCACTTGTACTATCATTAAGAGAAATATTTACTTCATTTCTTGCGTTTATTTCTTCTTCGTCATCGGTTTTTTCTATATTAACATGAACTTCGTCGTCTCCTTCTCCCATTTATTTCTCCTCCTTTTTTTCTTTTTGTACGAAATTTAAGTTTTTTAATTCAACTGGCGGAAGTCCTGCTTCTTTCATACCATTGACATATTGTAGTGTTTTTTTTATTGCCATTTCTATTGCAAGATCCTCGTCATTAGATTGATATTTGAATCCTAATTGCCATCTTCCGGTTGCATTTTGATGATGTTCAACCTTTATCCTATACTCATTGAAAAAATTATGGATTTCTCCACGTTGAGTTTGATTTCCACTCATTCGTCAACACCTATTAATTTGAATAGTGTAAAACCATTTTCTTCTAATGCTTCTTTCACTCGCCTATCAAATGCCACTTGTTCATAGTATGGCACATTTGCCTTAGTACGTACTTTCCATTCCCCATTTTTGTTTTGTCGTAAATCTATACTATACTTCATCTAATACCACGTACTTTTGATCTTTATCTTTCTTCTCTATATTAATGATTCGATTCTCAGTTGGACATTCGGGGTTCTTTGTAAAGTCATCTAATTTTCTTATACTCCATTCTGCTCCACCTTCCCCACATTGTGGTTCTATTAGTTTTACTAGAATAGCATTGAATTCAAATCCTTTGCAGTTTCTCCAATCTTTGAATATTTTTACATGGGTCCCAGATTTAAAAACTGTTTCCTTTAGTCTTTCCTTATATGTAACATTTCTTGGTTTTGATCTTAATCTGTATCCGCAACATGGACACCATAATCCTTCCCAATTCATATAAAGTTCACAAATCTGACATCGCCTTTGTCCAGAAGCATATCTTCCTATGCCTCTTGGTTTTGATGCTTTATGTCTTACACAAACGCCTTTACAAGTCATGATTTATTTCTCCAAATCCTCTAAATAATACTTAGCCGTTATTAAATCAGCTTCAGATTTAGTTTGATATGTTGTTTTTCTGTCAAAGTTTTGTTCTGATATTGCTAGATTAGAGTATATTTCCGCACTTTTTAAATAATATTCTATACGCTTCATTAACAAGTCCTATATACCCTAGTGTATATAAACGTTTGTTTATGCACTCGCGTCTTCGACTCCTTTATTAGTAAGTTCTAATATGGCTTCAGATTTTGCGTGATTTGGTGAATCTATTATGATAGCTACTACCTTTTTACCACTTTTCTTTAGATATATCCTATGCGTAGATGTGTGTGATAATACTGTTCCACCTGATGCCTTTATTGGATCGCCAAAACCAGTAGGTGATTGTAATACTTGGTTTGTTACGATACCAACTATATTGTATGTTTCACAAAGTCGTGATATATGCTTTATGTGTCTCTTTAGTTTCTCTTGTCTTTCACCTATTTCTCCTCTTCCAAAATAATCAAGCCTAAATGTTGCTGTAATAGAATCTATTATCAAAAGTCTTACTGGAGGTTGCCCTTCTTGATTTATATATGAACCTAATTCTTGACCAACTAAAAGCTGATGTCCAGCATTTGCAACTTTAATCAATATTATATTATCAAAAAACTTCATAGCTTTTTCGCGTTCCTCGTCATTAAGTGGTTGTTTTGGATCTTTTCTTTTTTCTTCCATTTTAGTTTGTTCTTTTGTTTGAACCAAACCGCGTTCATATATGAGTTGTTCTATCCTATCAGGTCTAAACGTGCCTTCAGTATCAACATAAATAACACGACAAGGCTTTCCTATTTCAGATAACCCGCCAACTGTTAATGTTTTTACATCACATGTTGGACATCTTTCTATTTTTTGATCCTCAAATACCTCATGACATTTAAAACATTTTCTCTTGTAAGGAAGTTGTGCCATAATGGTTGCCATAAAGCAAAACTGAGTTTTTCCAGCTCCAAACTCTCCATATAGTTCAGTTATAGCACTACTTTCAAATCCACCACTCATCATTTCATCAAATCCATTTACTCCACTACTTAATGTATATCTTGTTGATGTCATATAATTATAAAATTCTCTTCCTGTAAATACTGCTTTTGCTACAACTCCTTTATCACGCAAGTATGTTCGTGCATCTTCTATCATTTTTGTTGTATCACTAGAATCCATATCAAGTAATACGCCTAATTCTTTGGGTCCTCTTATTATTAAATCAGTTGCATCTAATATTCCTGCTTCTTGTAATTTCTTTAATTTAACAGGTCCAATTCCTTCTATATCTGCCAAATTAAAGCTAAGTGCTTCATCAACTTCCTTTAAGCTTTGTTCTATTTCTTCTTTTTTTCTAGGTGCCAAATTCAGTTACCTCTCTTGGTTTTCTTCCTAATACAAGATAAAACCCATCATCTTCAAATTCCATAATCACTTCTATTCTTTTGTTTTTCATTTCTGGGTCTTTGTCCTCTATTGCCATTATCATTACATTCATGTATGCTTTAAACTTTGCTAACTGTTCTAGATTACGTTCATTTGATCCAAATGAAGAATTGGCATCATCAAATGTATCAATCTTGTCACCAAGTTTTATTGTTGTTTTTACATTCATTTTGTGTCATCTTTTATTAAATTTCTCAAATCTTCTTTTATTAAATCGTATGTTATATTTACTACTTGACCAATTCCCGGTGCGTTTCCTTTCAATGTTGGAAAATGACTAACTATCATTCCAGATAACAAATGTTTTATTGCTATTGCTCTTTTAACTCCTTTTTCCATTCTTTCCATTTGTTCTTCTGTAAATAATGATTCTGCCTCAGCATCAGTATATTCTTTCACTTCTTTAGTTGGCACTTCTTTATCAAAGTCAGTCACGTCTAAATCTAGTAATTTCTGTATCTTATTTATCTGTTTCTTCGCCTTTTCTGGATCTCCTGCTTCTTGACCTTTCTTTATCTTCCATTGTTTCTTTAAGTCAAGCCATTGTTTATCTTTTTCTTCTTGTGATAACTCAGTCATGTTACACATAGTTACCAAAAAGGGTAATATAAATGAACTACTTTTTCTTTAGTTCATCTACTTGTTTTTTAAGTGCTTCGTTTTCCTTTGTTAATCTACTTACCTCTCGCATGTAAAGATTTAGCTTTTGACCTATGTTTTTGATTGCTTCAATAGAACCTGTTTTTGCATTTTCGTGTTCTAAGATAACATTGCTCATTAAGTTATTTATATATGCCATAAATGCTTGATCTTCAGTCATTTGTTGCTCTGGCTGTGGTGGAGTTTTTGGTTCTGTTCCTTTAGGTTCAGGCATTGATACCGATTTTGCACCTTTATTCTTACTCATTACTATTCACCCCCGACAAATTGAACTGAGTTTCCTATTGTCGCTTCTAATATTTCACTTCTTCTTTCTTCCGTTATTGGAATTCCAGTAAATATATCTATAGGTAAAGAACCATCTTCATTCTTTCTGATAGATATTAAAGCATTAATATATTGATTTATTTGTTGTTCAGCATCTACTTTTTCCTTTAAACTTACATACAATTTACCAATTAATTGTTCAAGAACTTCATCGCTTATTGCCATAGCCACATTACCATATTCTTCTATATAACCTATTAGCCTACTATTCCCATCCCTCTTAATATAGAAGATAACAAGTTTAATGTTGATTGTAATCCAGCCAAAGTAGCTGGAGCACTTGGCATTGTGGTTATTGATTGTGGTGTTCTACCTCTAAATCCTATTTGTCCACCATCTTGATTCAAGTTTCCACTTATGTTAAATGTTGCTTGTGTAAATGTTTTAGTTCCAGTTATAGTTTGTGTACTGTTTAAGTTTACTGCTGTTCCTGTTATAGCTGTAGGTTGTATAGAACCAGCAACAAATCCGACAGCACTGTTGAATAATACTCCATTATTAAATGTGTTTATACCAGTCCATGTATTTGTTCCGCTCAATGATACTCCTCCTACACTTGCCACTAATGTTTGAACTGCTTGCGATGTCATCACAGATGTATTATTATTAGTAGAAGAATTAGTAGTAATGTTATTTATTTGTGCTCCAAACTGTAATTGTAAACTATTACCATATATTACATTCCACCTATTACCAAATTCTCCCAAATCACTTAGATTAGAACTAATAAGATCAGTTACAAATCTTCCGCCAACAGAAATACCATCAGCAATAGAATTTCCAATAAATATCGCTGGTGCAATTAAACTAACAGATGCACCGTTGAATGTATGAGAACCAGTCCATGTAAAGTTAGCTGTTGTATCAATACCACCACCAACCAATGAATCAACATAGCCTTTTGTAGTTAAAGTTGTTGAAGCATCTCCTCCTACTGTTGCTCCACTGTTTATCACTTTAAATCCATTCATATTTAAATTTACAAACGAATCATTCTCTACACTTCCTATTGAAAATTTAGGAACAGCGTTCACATTATAATCGTAAGAATCACCAGCACCAATATTGAAACTTTGACCACTAGGACCTCCAATCCAACTTTGACCAAAAGCATTAGTCCATGAAGTAAAATTCTGTAATGAGTTACTTGCCAAATTTACAATAGATGTAGCTGGAAATGTTGACCAAGTTGATACGTCTATTCCTGCTATTGCTGAATTTAATGTTTGTAGGTTTACCGCATCTAAATTATTGAGAGGATTAGAAACATTAGTTATTTGTTTATTACGTACATTTAAATCAGTTATTCCTAATTCCATAAGAGGAGTAGGATTACCACTAATAATCCATCTAAAAGCATCGGTTGAACTACCCAACTGGAAATTTTGTAGTCCAGCATTTACAAAAAATGCATGTCCTCCACTAGAAGTCCATCCTAAATAATTAGTTATTGTATTAAACGCCATATTAAGCGGTTGTGTTGCAGTGTGATCACCCAAGTTATCTGCTCCACCGGCACTTAATGTTGTTAAGTTTACATTTGTATTTCCAGATCTAAATATTACGTCATTTCCCACTAATCTGTCTTCGCCATTAAGCATTCCTGTTGTTCCATTTGCGTGATTTGCACCTAAAATAAATGCACCGTCTGCTATAATGCTTGGATTTGTTATAAATGTATTTGTTTTCATATGAAATGATGCAGTGTTTAAAGTTGCTATAGAAGTAAGATTAACTTGCCAATCATAAAACTTACCTAATGGAACACTCCATTGTAATTTAGTGTTCCCTGCATTTACAGCTGAACCATATTCTCCAAATCCTATTACACCACTATCTACAGCATATCGTAATACATCCAAATTAAAGATATTAAATGTACCCATATTAAGATCTGCATCTGCAGTAAATCCAATAAAAGAAGTGCCAAATGCATTTGTTAAGTTTCTAATAAATCCACCAGTTCCTACCATTATATCTAATGAACCTCCATTATTTACTTGTCTTATCATTCCATCTACCATTCCACTAGTACCTAATGTATGAGTTAGTAATTCAAATTGATTTGCTCGTATTCTTGGATCAGAGAATACAAAATTCATTGTTAATAATCCTTCTTCTAAACTCATGAATTCTGTATCGTTTTCTCTGAAACTAAAACTCTTAAAAAAAGGAACGTTGAACTCTAATCTATTTGCATCAGTAGAGCCAGCTATTGCAAATTGATTTCCTCCTACTATGCCATTATTAGAACTAAAATTAATCATATCAACATTATGTATATTCTGAGTTTGTAAATTAAGATCAGTAGACATTTTCATTCCACCACCGTTTGTTGTATTATGTCCTAAGCCATCCAATACAAACATATCTAATTGAGTGTATGAAGGTGCAGGTCCCCTTACTCTAAAGTTCATAGTTTGCGGATTACCAGTTCCAAAAGGAGGATTTACACCAGCTAGAAATTCTAATCCAAATCCAGCTAAATCAATTATACTTCCTGCATTTGGAAAAAATATTCCTTGAACATTGAATATATTATTAGTATACATATCAAGTCCATCTTGTCTAAATTCATATTTTAGATCACTATTAGTTTGTCCAGTATTTTCAAACCATAGTTTAACAGTTTTTAATTTTGGCACATTAATATTGATTCCAGAATTACCACCACTGATTCTTCTTTGTCCATGATCAATAGATGAAACAAACCCACCAAATGCGTCAAATTGAGCTTGATCTAGATTAATAATATCATTTGTAACCATATCCAAATTTACATTTGATTTATTAACATTCAACCTCATTTCCATGTTTGCATTTACTCCATTATCTACGTAAAATGCATGATGAGAACCAGCACCTGTTACAGAATAATATAATCTTGCATTCGATGTTTCACTTGTTATGTGAGCTGTAAATGAAGGGCTATCTGTAAACCCAAGAAATCTTACATCTTTTATATTAAAGTCATGCATGAGTAAATCAAAAGTATCTAATGTCATGTGTGGAAACCCACCAATATACCATCTATATTGTTGTGATGGTGGAACATTTGCTTCTATTCCCGTTCCAGAAGTTGAAAGTCCCTTTACTGTTGCATCAGTAGGAAAACTAAATCCTCCAGCTGGGGCAAATCTTAATTTATCTAAATTAAAAAGATCATATGTATTAGCATCATGATCAACTTGCCATGGAGTATCTTGACCAGCTCCAGCCGGTGCTATTATCTGTGCATGATAAGTTACTCCTCCATCAGCCGTAACAAATTGTATTAAAGTTTGTGAATTTACAGCAGAATCTATTTGTGTTAATATTGAAGCACCGTTTTTAACTGAAGCCGGTAATGCAGTCAAAGTACGACTTCCTGTTCCATCTTGAACCAGTAACACATAAAATTTAAATCCATTTGATGAAGGTGGTGGACTACTAAACGTTAATGATATATTTCCTATCATTCTTATTCTCTTATAATGACCGTTTGCTTGATTTAATGATAAACCAACAGCTCCAGACTGATCTCCTAAATCCTCTTTGGGATATAATATAGGAAAATCAAAAACATTTCCAGCTCCACCACTTGTAACACTTGATAAAACTGGCACCCATCCACCATCAGAAGTTACATTGCTTGCTCCTTGATATTGAAGAATTACTATTGCATTTTCTATTATATTAAAAGAAGAATCTAAATCCAAATTTCCAGTATTAGCATCGGTTGTTATTGCTCTTCTAAGCCTTATTGTTTGACCATTCTGTGCTCTTAATAACACTATTTGTCCGTTGTTTTTTGCATTATCTATAAAATGAATTTCATATGGCGTTGCTACACCTTCTACAATAATTGAAGCTGAACCAGCGTTTAAATGACCTCTGCCAGTTTGTGTATATAACGTTCCATCAACTTTTGCGTTTCCATTTATGCTACCGTTTAAATTTTCGTTATTAGTAAATGTTCCGCTTATCGAATTTGGTTTAAGTGTTAAAACACCTGTAGTAGAAGTAAGTATATCTATATCTCCTATTATTGCTGTCGCACCAGAAGTTCCACCAGTAATTGTTTCATTTATCGCAAATTCCATGTTTGGTACTAGCGTTTTATAATTTAACTTATTTATTACACCAGTATCTTTGGTTAATCTAATTACATTAGGAATAAATGTAGCAGTTCCTGTAGTTGGTAACGAACCACCAATACTAGAGCTTAATTTTCCACCTCCTCTTCCTCCCGAATTTAGTGGAAATGCTTTGGCAAACTGCTCTTCTCTTATTTTTGCTACTTCTTCCTTTAACGCTCTTATTGCGTGATCTGCTGTATCATTATCATAGCTCATTTATTACACCTCCTCTTCAAAAACAAACTTTCGTTTGCCTGTAATATGTACCATATATCCATCATTATCTATAACATGTTTTACTTCACTGCATATAAGGTCTTGAGTACCGCCGGGAACTCTACTTCCACTTGCAACAAACTTTTCACCAAATCTTAATCTTACATCTCCGTGACCTTGCATAAACCAAACTTGTTCAACAAATTTCTTTCTTTCCCTTGATGCTTGTGATTTTATTTTTAAGTTTAAGTAATCAACTTCAGATGCATCGTGGTCTAATATTGCTCTTGAATTAGAACCTAATGTTTGAAGTGATTTATTGTTTGAAGTTGTATATAGTTGTTTTTTAAAATGAAGTTCATCTATTGCCAATCTAGCATTATTAATAAGTAAATCATTTGGTTGATGTTCTTCGCCCGGCAATCCTTGAGAAATAATAAAAGGAAATATTGATCCTGCAACTTGTTCTGATATACTTTTTACATAATCGGGAAACTGACTTGCAACATATAGTCCTTCGTTATTGTACCCTGCTTCATAAAATATTCCAATAGCTTTTACAAACCTCCAGTCAAATTCCAATCCTGACCATTCTTTCTCTTTTAACAACCAATCTGTTTCCAAAACAATACCAAATAATTTAAGATATTCGTCATACCTTCCATGATGTAATTGTCCTGCTGAATTTTCACCAAATGACAAATCAAATACATCATATTGTCCGTTTCTTGATATCTTAATTGGTGTGTACCAAATTCTATCAAAAATATCTACAGCCCAACAAACCATAGGCATATCTGCATAACCAAGAACCAAACCTCCAGTAATTGAGCCATATAATGATAATCTTGCTTTAAAATGAATTGTTTGTATTCTACCCAAGTCTTCACTATCAAGACCTCTATTCCATCCATATTCTCCTTTATGGTTTAATGTTAAATTATTAGTATCTATAACAGGATTTTTATATACATCACCAACATCTCTTGAAAATGTAGGTATTTTCATATATGGAAATTGCATAAACCACCATGCTCCTAAACTAGTATAATTTTTCTTATCTCCTCCTGTTTCACCGGTGAAGTGAAAATTACTTTCAAATGGGTTCCAATCAAATCTTAACTCAAATGCTTGACCCGGAATTCCAGATGCTCCTTCTACTAATTTAATATCTTTACAAATATGTAATGGAGATTGCCTTGTTGCACTACCGAATGTTTGTATATCAAATAAAAATGAAATTGCTGTACCAACAATGGGTCCAAGTGCAGTGACTATAAAAAAAACCCCAACTGTTGTTAGTCCATTTACTATTTGTTGCCATATTGAATTATCTACACCGCCGGGTGCAATATCCAAAACATTCCAAAACTTTTCCCACTGATTTGTGTCGTTTTTCCATACTAACATAACTCCAGTTGCTTGATGACAAATAACCTCACCATGTTCTGGAGATTTGCTGAATTCCCAATCACTAACTGAATCATTTGGATTAAAATCTGGACCGACATATTCTGCTATTTTATTATCTTGTCCACTAAATATTCCTGTAGGATTTTCTGAAACCAAATATCTTGCACCAAGATAACATTCTTTGTCTGGTGGTGGTGCATCTAGAGTTTTTATTACGTCTTTTCCTACTACTTGCTCATATTGATTATCAGCTTCTATTCTGTCAAAGTTTGCTCTTACATAATTCCAATCTGGAACAACTCCTTGATATCCTGCTGTTTCAAAATTATCTTCTTGTTGATTATCACCAATACCAAACAATGTTCCTGCTCTCATTGCTTCAAAATCAGCAGTCCATGGAGTATAACTAAAGAATCGTGTTCTTCCACCTCTTCCTATAGTTATTGCATTAGAATCAAATAACGGATGATTAAGTCCTCTCAAAAATGTTTGTCCTGTGTCAGCCCAATAACTTGTTCCAAAAGGTGCTGGTTTATATATTGATAGATTAGTTGGATTATTTGGTACATCTTGAATTGCTTTGTAAAATCTATCGACTGGACTTGGACCTGAATCTGGTTGAACTATTATATCGTCTTTTTTATAACTTGCATATTTATTATAATCTGGAATTGTTACAAAATCTTCTTCCCAATATGCTTCTTTAAGAGGATCAGTTGTAGGATTTCTATTTATGTTTCCTGTTGTTTGTATTGCTTTAAAAAATCTTATTTCATCTAAAAACGGATCAAGAATTCGTACTTCACTTTGATTTGTTCCTAATGTTCCATCATAATATTGTGTGGTTGCATCCCATTCAGGTCTTATTTTTGCATGTTCCCATAAAGAAGAAAATTTTGCATTTTCCATAGGTAGTGTTCCACCAACTGGATTACCTTCCATCACAACATGGTTTTTAAACTTAATCAAATCGACATTGATTGTTTTATCTTTTTCTGTACCCGAAACAAATTCAAAAAGAAGTGGATCTATTATTACTCCTCTATCAACAGTTCCTTCTTCTTCTGCTTTTATTGTTACTGCTTTTGTTGAAAGAACAAGTGGTTCATAATCAAAAAAGAAATCTCTAAAAACACCGCCTGCAATACTTGGTAAAGACTGTGATTTTGCTATAATTCTAAATAAATCATGTGTTGAGGTTGGTGCTAATGGTCGCCATTCTTGACTTAATGATTCTGCATCAGGTAACTTTATAGTTTCATTTATTCCAACAGGATGTATTAATTGAGTATTAGTTTCACCTTTTATTGTATTATAGGCAGTTATTCTTCTTACAAATGCTTCTTGTGGGGTTTTAAATGGAAAAGTTATTCTTTCTGAATCCAAAGTTTCTCTTGTATGATATTCAGTAGAAATTAATGTTATCTTAAGTGTTTCTCCCGTTAATGCATCATCTATTAGTGTAGGTTGTCCTATAAAAAATCTAAACAGTCTTCCTTCTTCTTCATATACGCCATCCTTATCTCTATCTTGTTTTATTCTTGCTTGTATAATGTAATTATCTTTTGCACCTTCATTTATTAATATTGGTTCTTTTCTTACAAATGTTCCATCTGGTGGAATTCTTAAAGTAATAATCCCACTATTTTGTAACTCATTACCTGTGTTAGTTAGCTCTATTCTAGCCCTAAATGGTTGTAAATTGCCATTAATCACTTGACCTTCAGTAATTGGAGTTGGTGCTTCAAAGTCTTTATCTAATAAGATTATTTCTTCTTGATAAAACGCGTTTGTACTTATAAAACTCATATTTTATCACCTCATTGCACTCCTATGGTTCCACCAGAAGTTAAAACCAGTTCAAAATCAAAGTTTTTAGGTTTACCTCCTACTCTTGAAATTGATAATTTTTTTATAGTAAGTCCAAATCCATCTGTAGGATCATAATTAAATGGTGTTGAAACAGTGTTGGAAGCTTTAAATCCAAATTTACCATATTGATGATATTGTCCTTCTAATTGTAATAGTTCTGCAAAACCCTGTATTTTTAATATATCAAAACTGGCATCTCTAAAACGTCCTCTAAATACAAGCGTAAGACCTTGTAACCCGTTATCCTGTTTATTAACCACTCTTTTTCCGGCTGGATTTGACACTGGTGAATCTTTTATGTTATTTTCATATACAAGTGAAACAGATTCCAACAATTCTTCTGGCAAAGTAAATTGTAATTTTTGATTAGGAGGTAGATTATTTGGATCAAAGTATGTGCTTGGAACTGTGTGATTAATGTCGTTCCATTTTTTTGTTGCCTCTGTTCTAAAGAAAAGTAATGCATCTGCCATTTTTAAGCACCACCAACATTCCAATTCTGGAATTGAACAACTCTATCTCTTTGTCTTGTAGTATTAGATACTTCAGGGGGTCCTGATTGTAATTCAACGTCTGAAGTAAAGAACACTCTTCCTGCTCTTCTATCTAACATATGATCTAATTCTGCAATTTCTTTAACTTGATCTTTTACAGTTTTTCTTACATCGTAAGGTCCTCCATCTCCATATAGCTTAACAACTTCTTGAAAAATTTGGTCTGCCATTTCAATAACAGCAAGTGCTATTAATCCATATATTCCGCCTTTTCCTATAAGTCCTTTTAATTTTCCTATTCCAAACCCAACTGGATCTGCGTTAATTTGTAAAGCTTGTGAAAAATCATTTTGTACTTTACTTAACATTGCCTTCTGTTCTGCTAATTGATCTCTAATTTCTTTTTCTATTTTCTTTTGTTCTTTCTTTTGTTGTTCTGCTAGCTTTACTGCTTCTTCTAATTGTGCCTGTAATCTTATAATAGTTCCCATTGGAGATTTTTCTTGTCCTGTTCCAAATGCAGTTCTTCCAGTCTTTAATCTACCAGTAAATGGATCTCTTCCACCCATTCCTTCAAATCCGCCCGCTTCTGATTCTTCAAAGTCTTCTTCACCGCCTATATTACCTAATGCAGTTCTGTGTTCTGCTAATTGATTTACTTCTGTGATTGTTCTTTTAATTCGCGTTCTTGCTTTTTCTGCCTTCTCTGCTTCTTTTTCTATTTGTTCTACTTTCTTAACAGCGTCATTTAATAATTGATCTTCTTTACTTTGTAAACTTGAGGCTTTTTCAGAATTGGCTTCTGCCTTTTTAGCTAACTCTTCCAATCTACTAGCATCTTCTTCCATTTGCCTAATATCGGCTTCAGAAAGTGGCTTATCTAAATTAATGTCCTTTTCTACTGGCATATCTCCTCAATCTCTTCTTCATTTATTCCAAATTTGCAATTATAGCAAATTACATTACTATTATCAACAGTTAAAAATCCTAAATATGTTTCACCGCAATCATGACAGCTTGGTGCTTTTGTTTTACTTGCATCATAAAGTTGCTGTACTCTTTGTTTTATCTTGTATTTTCTATTTGCCCTTGCTAAAGCTTCTTTCCCTTCAGATGTTTTTCTATACCTCTTTTGTCCTTCATAAATAACATTCTTTACTTCATATTCATCATTAAGACTCTTCATAACTAATATAACCGCTCTGGACTATATTAGCATATTTTATTGTGCAAAAACATGGGCTTTCCACTCTTCTACGTCTTCATTTAGTTTCAGTTGAACTTCAGGTATCTTTTCATTAACAACATTTTTTATAATGTAAAGTGATTTTAATCCACTTACTATATGTCCTTTTGAGAATAATCTTCTTCCATCTTGAATCCAACTTAACAGTTGTTTAAATCTAGGTCTAATCCAGTGATCTTTAGTTCCGTATTCCCGTGCTATTGCCACATCAAAACCTGATTCTGAAAAATAATAATTCTGTAAAGTTACTATTACTTTATCTCTTTCAATTTTAGATGTTATAATTTTGGTGTTCATCCATATCTTTTGAGAGAAGTTAGCATTTCTCATTCTGTTTTGAATTTCATCTATAATCAATTCATTAACCCATCTTTCTGCACTTCTTAGTAAGACAAAATCAATATTATCTCTTATATGAAATATTTTATTCTTATACTTTTGTGCATCTTCTACTGATGGTATCAAGGTGCATCGCTATTTATTGTTCTTCTTACTTCAGATATACTTATTACTTCTCCGGAAACCGGTATACTTACAGTACCACCACTTGCTCCCAAAGTAACGGGACCAAACTTATTTGGATCTAAAACAAATTTAAAATGTAAGAATTTTTCTGTTGTATCTCCAGCGGGACCGCTTTGTGCTTCAAGTGTTGTAACAAATATTATTTGAATTGGCTCATATAACTCGTTTTTAAGCATCCAATAAGAAACTGTCTTTTTATCCGAAGATGTGTCTGGATTTGCTTTATTATATTCATCATCTATTAAATCAGAAGTAAGTTTTAGATTCATATCAAATGTATGACCATGTCCAGCTGGATCTAATACTTTTATACCGGCATCATCATAATGTGGATCTCTTAACCAATTAAATGTAACACTGGCTGTTTGTCTTTCTTTTAATCTAAGGTAATTAGCTGGATTATTTGGATCTTGAAATTGAATAAACCCTTTAAATGCACGAGTTCTTAATCCCTGCAAGTTAAAATCAATTATAGCCATAACCTACATTCCTCTTTATCGTTTAAAAACATATATTTTTTTACCATGTTCCCACCACGAAAAACTGTGTTGTAACCTTCTCAACTTCACCATAACTACTAGTTCTTGTGCTTGTTCCTACTAAAAATAGCACATTTTTTGGCACTCCGTTTCTTACTAGTTTTCCCTTAAATTCTTCCCTTGCTGTATGTAGTTGATCTACAAGAACATCTATATCTGGAGTAGATTCATAGGTTATATTCAAATCTCCTTCCCTTAGTTCCCTTGGATCATATTGAACTTGCCCTGTATCTATACTATGTTGATCAACAGTTACACCTGATACATCACTTATTGAAAGAGGTTGAATTGAAAGAGGTCCTGAAAGTGGAGAACCAGATCCATCACTATCCAATTCAAATGAATTATATGCACCAACAATTCCATCCCCTGTAGTGGATAAAATCTGTCTAAAAGTAAATCGTAATGTGCTTGTACTACCATAAATTGCACTATCAGTAGTTGAGGTATTCCAACTCTTTTGTTCAAAAAATATTTTTCCCGGTGGTGGTATATCAGCATTTTCCAATAACGTTAAAATTTCATCTTCCGTTACTAATCTATCGGCTTCTTCAAATTCTTCTTCTCTTGTATACTTTAGTAACAGTTTTATTTCAAATGTTGTATCTACCGTAGTTTTTTGAACATCTGACGTAGTTGATGGCGAACCAACCCTTCTTACTTCCACGCTTGGATAATCTGGAAACTTTTGTTCTTGAGTGAAGAACCTTAATAGCTTGTATGGATATGTTCCAGTTTTTAATATAGTTACTACCTGATCTTGAGTAAGTGTATCCGCCTGAAAATTGCCTGAAGCACTCATGTTTAAATCACCGTAAAGTTAATCTCTTTGAAATTTTTTCTATCTGTTATAATTATAATAGCCGGTTCATTAACTATTGATGAAGCTGGTATTGTAAATGTTATACCTGAAAATGCTCCATTCTCATCTGTTAATGCTTGTGCTGGAATAGTTGTTACTTGTATCCCGTCAACAGTAATTCTTAACAAAGCATTGGGTAGCCATCTGCTTCCTTCTATTGTTACAACCTGACTTGGAGGACCAAGAGCTGGATCTAATACAATTAATGGTATTTGTCTAAATGGCACATTTCTTGTATATCCAAATCGTCTATCAAGATAATTATCTAAGTTTTTTATTGCCGTATCCCAAACCAGTGGTTTTTCCGAAGTTTGTAATCTAAATTTACCTATAACCAAATCTGTTGCTATTGCTTTAAGTTCTTCATCTATTGATGGTTCCCCGTCAACAGTTAAAGGAAGTATGATATCATTACCGTTGAAATCAGTAGTTCCTAATTTATTCCTAATCCTATTATTTACAAGATCGTCTACTTCCTGTATATAGAGATACATTTCGTCTTTTAAAGTATCATCATTTAATCTTAATTTTTCCTTTACACTTTCCCACTCTATTAAACGTGCCACATTATAGATACATCTTACTAGTATTTAATTATAAATAAAAAGAAAGTGGCTAAATAGCCACTGGAATAGGTACTTTACCTGTATAATCAGTTGTTATTAATTCGAAGTTTTGTAGTATTTCTGCATGTGATTCATTAATCTCTTCCTTTCTGTTTTTGCTCTTTTTGATGGTTTCCATATTGCTTCCTACGTAAGTGGATGCCATATAGATGCCATAAAGGGTTCCATCCCAATCCATTTTACCATTAAGAGTTTTGTCTGACTTGGTAAACAATCGTTTCCAGATTGCTTTTTGCATGTATTGTGGGATAGGCAAGGCGTTGATTCTCTTTTTTGCTTGTTTCTTAGTTACTTCGATTTCACGGAGTTTAAAGACTTTCTCAGGTAGAACATCTAGGCTTTCTAGGATTGCTCCAATGTGTTTGTTGATTTCTCTTGCAATTTCTGTGTTTGTTTTCATATGTCTTAGTTTGATTTCTGACGTTGAATTGTTAGAAATCATTCCATTACCACATATTATAACTACTGCTCCACCATAGAATCTTAGTGATTTATCACCATTATTCTTATTGATGTAGCTTACAGTTTTTGCTATTTCTGAACCTTTAGTCACTGCATTTAACAATTTATAGATGCCATTAACGCCTTCAAATTTGACAGTTTTCTCAAATCTGATTCCTTCAGCAGTTAATCTATCTTCGATTGTTTTTTGAATGAATTCTTGATCTACTGACATATATTTGTTGGAAGTAAATCTAGTTACTATTCCGCCTTTATGCAGTATTTGGAATTTCTTTGTTGGTGACTTTGGATATTTGTTTTGGATGTATTTGTTATGTGTTTCTATTCCTTCACCTTTTCTCAAAGTAGCCCTAATTTGTGGTACTAATTTGGATTTACGAACTTTAATGAAGGTTAAGAATTTACTGAATGGTCTTCCTTGAAGTACGTATTTTGTTCCAGAGTTTTTTGGACTTAGAACTATTTGCGGTACATCAATAATTTTTCCGTAGTGATTGACTTTTACCATCTCTAAAGAAGGCATGTAATCTTTCTTTCTGATTACGTCAACAACTGAATTTTTTTCGTCTTGTATTGCTTCTACGTTCATGCTATATCTATATACTAGACGGTATATAAAGGTTTGTTTTTAATCCCTGCGACACAAGCACTTATATACTATATGGGATAAGGTATAGTATGAAACAAATACTTAGTGAAGAAACCTGTAATAACAGGCATTTTTACAAATGTGTTATCAAGGATAACAAATGTGTAAATTGTGATAGATCCTATGTTAAAGAAGGAACCATTATAAAGTCCGAATGTAATGATTGTGGTAAAGTTACAAACATTATAGTCGAACATGTATGGCATGAGGGTTATTATAGGGGATCTTGCCAAGAATGTTTAGATAACCACAAAGCAATCTCTGAATTATATGGAGACTTTACTGGAGCTTGTGAAACATTAGATGGTGATGCAATTAGAGTAATGGAAGAAAAATCACTTGATAAGATAGTCAAGCTTCCTACAAGCCAATTAAAAACATTCTTAAGATCCATGAATAGTTCTATAGAGCGATAATCTATAGAATCCCCTTTGTTTTAAAATAAAAAAAAAAGAAAAATAAGTGTGATTCTTATAGGTGTGACAATCTTACTGTTGCTTCTACGTTCTTAACTACTGCAGAGATTTTCTGAGTTCCAGTCAAATGAATCAACTGTCTCTCGTTCCTTCGCTGAGCTTCCATTGTTAAGTCTCTTCCTGAAACTAAACCAAATGCTACATTTGGAATAAACATTACAGATCTTTTTCCACCAACGAAAGTTGTTGGAGCTATTGCAGATGATCTCACTAGATTTGTTCCAGCGATTCTTTCTACAGTTGCTTCTGTAATTATTGCAGGTCTAGAGAATCCAATGTATGAATCCAGATCTGGATCTAATGTTAAGTCACGAATTCCTTTACCGCTAGTGTATGTGATTAAGTTTGAATCGTCTAAACCTTCATCTTGAATTACTCCCTTTGCAGAAAGTAATCCTCTGTAGGTTAAAACTCCTAAACCACCGGCATCAGCTACTATTTGAGTTCCTGTATTACCATCGACCCATCTACCAGCTTTTGTACCACCACCTTTTGCCTTTCGAACAGTTGCTGAACCTGAAGAACCTGCATCGAGGTTGTAAGCTCGAGTCAAAACTTCTACTGATTCATCATTTATGCTCTCAAGTGCAAATGAACGGTTTGCTGAAGCAATAATATCAATCGGACTTTCCTCAGTTTGTTGATAACCGATATCTATCCTTGTACCTCTTGGATCTGTCTCTGTTCCAGCACTTCTTATGATTGGTGAAGATAATGGAACTGCTACAGCCGGATCAGTGTCTCCTTCAACGATATCGCTGAAAGTTACTGGTCCAAAGTCGTAGAAGAATGCTTCTCGTGTTCCCGGAGGCAAAACTTTTGTCTCTGTGAATTGACGAATTGGAGTTACTACTTTTCCACTAGGTAATACTAGAACTTGTTCTGACATGATTCTCATAAAGTCTCCGTCAGCTGGTCCTGCTACTGAAATTGTTACTGCTTCTCCGCCATAAGTCTTACCCACTTCTGTTTTTGGAACTGGGAATTTTAACTCATTGCCGTTGGCATCAAATTTCTTGTAGAATTGCTTACCGTAATTCTCATAGATTTTCTCCTTGTTAATGTGCCAGATAAATGCTGGACTTACATTCTCTTCTCTTTGAACCGCTCTGAACCATGCAGAGGGTTTTGATATTTCTGCCTCGACAGCACTGGTCTTAGAACCATTTGCATAGACTCCTTGTGGAGTGTTTACTAATGCTCTTGGTTTTGAAGACTCTTTTGCTTGTCTAATTCGTGCATCCAAATCAGCTTCTTTAGCTAGTAATTCTTTAGCACGTACTCGCATTTCGGCTTGTTCTAGTTTTCTCAAAGCTTCGGCTTTTGCAATTTTATATGCATAAGTTCCGTTTCTTCGAGCCTCGCTAGTTTTGTCAGCATTTGATCCAGTTAATTTAGTTGGATCTACTGCTGGTTCGCTACCGTCTTGTCCTGTAATCAAATCGGTTATTACACCTTTCTCATTGTCATCTGGAAGTTCTGATCCTTCAACAAGATCAACATCGATCCCGTCTACTGTTTCAGCCTCTCCAGTTGCAGATGAAGCTTTTGCTACTGGTTCAGGTATTGAACGCTTACTTGCGTCACCTAAGTCAGATTTTTCACATTTTCGAGTATGTGCGTTCCAAATTTGACCATCCGGACAATTTGCACCACCAGCAGTTCCGTCTGCACCATTATCTGGTACTCCGCTTGCTGGAAGTTTTCCTGTTGGCTCTATTTGATCGCTAACATCCTCTGTTGCTTTTCTAACCTTTGTAGGCATACTAATTAAATTTAAGCATAATTCCTTTATAAGCATTTAATAAGTATATATTAGGGGTGTTTTTAGTGTAATTTTTCGTGCCTATTTTTATGCAGTTGTTGAATTATAATTAAATGGTGTTGAAGTTGTAGTTGCCATTACATCGGTTGTAGTAAATGTAATATTGCCTGTTTCCGATGAAGTTAAATATGGTATAGCTAATGATTCTGCTATTATTGTTTGTTTCGCCCTTTTCTTTAAGTTTGCTTCTACTGCTTCAATAGTTGCTATTGGAAAACCGGGGTGATATACTAATGAAACTTCTCTAAATTCTGCTCCTCTAATAAGTGTATAACATTCTTGATCACAAACTTGTGGAGAATCAGAATCATACCAAATTCCTAATGATACCGCCATTTGTGCATCATCTACTTCCCTTTGGAAGAATTTGTCTATAATTACTCCTTCATAATAAAGTGTTAATTCTTCGGCTACCCATTTTAGTTTAACCCATCCTATTTGGTAATCTTCATTTTTTTCAAGAGAACCTCTCATTTTTTCGTCTAATCTATCTAATTCTTCTTCTGCTCCCGCTACATTGCTATGATTTAATAAAAGTGGCAATGTTTTACCGTCACCTTTTGCTAATTCTTCAGGGAGATAAATACGATTATTTAAAGAAACTCCAGCATATGCTAATACACCTTTTATTTTCTTTCCTTTTTGTTCAATAGTTGGTATTCCAAATAAAAGACCAACTCCTTCATGTGCAGGTCTCTTTAATTTTAATATATTTATTTTTCTTTGAACCCAACCTTCAAACTGTTTCACTGATTTAGGACATACTAGGCACTCTAAGCTTTTTTTTTCAAATGGGTTTTCGGAATCCTTTTTCTTTTCGAATGGATTATCTGCCTTTTTCTCAAATGGGTTCTCTTTCTTTGGTTCTTGAGGCTGAGTTGATTGTTGTGGTTGTTGATTTAATGGTGGACTTGAACCCTGCGGTTGCTGTGTTTGATTTGGTGGTTGATTTGGCATTTGGGTTGGTGTTTGTTGTAATCCAGATTCATTTGGTTGCACACCATCTACATTGCCGTCTCCTCCACAACGTGGACAATCTTTTAAACCTAAATGTTCAACGGTTACTTTACCAGTACCTTTACAAAAATCACAATTACCTATATCATTTTCTGAAGCTTTTTTTTTAACTTCAGTATAAACAGTTTTAAATTTTAATATTCCTTTCTCTTTCATAATTATTTTTTCAACAGCAATAACTTCTTCAACTGGTTCCTTTTGTTCTATTGGTTCCTCTTTTGGTTTGTCTACGTTTTGAGTTATATTTCCTTGTGGAGTATTAATAGTTGGAATTTCTGTTGTTTCTGCTGGTTTTTGAACTGGCAGTTCTTCTTCGTGTACTTCAAAAATGTTATACTTTTTATATTTACCATTTGATTCTTTTATTATAATACTTTCACTAGTTGGATTTAATTGAGGTGTACTTGTTGCAGTTGTTGGTTGTGGCATTGATGATTGTGGGTTTGGAACTATATCACCTTGTTCCTCAGCATCTTTAACATAATAATCATCATCTAATTCTAATACATCTTCGTCTGCTTCTTTCCAAAATTTGTTATCATACTCCAAATCATTGTCTTCTGCTTCTCCAGCCCTTGGAATGTAAATTTTTCCATCATATTCTATTGATTCTACTTTATTATATGATTCACCATTATATTCAAGACTTTGATGATCTTCTCTCCTTTTGTCTTTATTTTCATCTTCATTTTCTATATGTTTTGAACCATTTAGTTTTCCATATGCATTGGTTTTCTTAATATCTGAATCTTGACTAACTTCTGAACTTCCTTGATGTCCTACATTTGCTGGTTCTGCTTGATCTTGTGGATTTGCTGATGGTTCTGCCTTATCCTGTGCTGGATTTGCTGGCGATAATTCACCTTGTCCAGAAGCAAATGGATTTTCTGCTTCTCTTGAAGAACCTTGTGGAGATGTTAAATCTTGTGGATCTTCTGTTTTTACATCATCGGCATTTGGTGAAGTTAAAGATTGAGTTTGTTCTGGAACTTCTGCCTCATTTTGTTTTCTATCAATAGTTGCTACATAAGCGTCTGCCCTTTCTTTTGGCAATCCCTTACTTTGTTGAACTGATTTTGAGGCGTCCTCAAATTTATCATAAGTTTGATCCCCCATCTTGATAGGCATATCTAAATTACCTCTTCGTCATTTAAAAGCTTTCTTTTTTTCCTTTCTTCAATCATATCCATTTCAGCCTCATTTGATACAAATCCCTTACAATTACACTCTATTCTATCGGGCTTTCTTTTGACTATTTTAAGGCATCTTACGTCTATGTGGCTAGAATACTTGTGTTTACATCTAAAACATGTTCGAGATGAGCGAGGCGGTCTTTTCCACCATTTTTCTGTCTCTTTTACCTTTTTAACCATTTTGAGCACCATAAATATACACTTTTTCGCCTTTCAAACTCTTTGCAAATTCTCTAGCTTCTTCCGCAGTATTAGTGTGTTTTACAACGGTTAGTCTATTTCCTATATCTGAATATTCATCATATGTACAAACATTGAATCCTTTCTTTGGTGTTGTTCTTAATTGTTCCTTGATAACTAATTCTATGTAACTTTCATCTGTCATTGTAAGCACCCTATTATAACCAATTCTGGTGGACATTCTGGCGGATTTGCTTTTTTACCACTATCCAAATCATAGAAATAATCCGACATCTTATAAGAATAATCTGTTATAATGTTCATATTTTCTTTTAAATATTCCTTCATTTCATTATCAAATGGTTTATAAAATTCATGAGCCCAATCTGCCCATTTTTGCTGATTTGGCGTTCTTACCTGAACTTCAGAAACTAATCCTTGTTTATCAATAATTGATAAGTGAACGCTTCTATATCCTCCTTTTGAGTTTTCTAAATATTTTTCTTCATTTACAATATTATAATTTTCTTTCATATGATTGACTGTTTTATTTACATCATTTAGATTTTCTAATACTAGTCTAACTGCTGATATATCATTTAAATCAGATACATCTTTATACAAATTAGGTCTTCTTGCTAATTTTTCTATCATACTGTAAGTTGTTTTCACTCTTCCTGTTACATCTGCATTAGGAAATTCTTGTTTCAAACTGTCAATAACCTCTTTGACTCTTTTTTGATGTTTATCTTGTAGTTTTTCTGATTTGATCGCTTGTTTGGTTGCTGTTTCATGATCAAATTTATCTGGAAATGTGTTCGTAATATCCCTAATTGCATCTGTTCTTTCAATTTGTCTTGAATCATCTATCTTCACCTTTGTTGGTTTTCCCTTTTTTTCTTCTGGCTTCCTTCCTCTTCCCCTTGTATCCCATCCTTTCTTCGCTCCTTCTGGCGTTCCTGTTTCCTTCGACTGATCTTTTTTTTTTCTCATATCTTTGAATCTTGGTGCTCCTATTACTTTTTTTGCTGGATTTACAAATACTTGTTCGGACTGAACCCTCATTCCATCAGAAGTCAAAGCCTCAGATACTTTTTTATCTTCGTCTTCCCCTAATACTGGTTCCCAACCTTCTTCTTTTGGTTCTTCTGGATTAAACAGTTTTTCTACCCTTCCTTGTGGTTCATCAGGTGTAGTATTGTCGAAAACATTGGTATTATCTTGATTTTGTTTGTCTAATTCAGCATTAAATTGATCTTCTGATACCATTGGTGGTTGATTTATAGGCTCATTTTGATGTCGCTGTCCTTCCAATTCTGCCTCATATTCCTCCTTAGTTACAATCTCATTTTCCAATTCAACGTTTGGTTGAGTTTCATCTGAATCTGGAGTTTGATCAAATCTTAAATCTGGAACTTCATTACCTTGTTCATCAGTTAAGTCTGTATAATTTACTCCTGTTTCTGGATCTACATGTAATTGGTCTGGATCTATCTCATTTGGATCTACTCCTTGATCAATATTTTGTCCTTGTGATGGGTCTGCATTTGGCACTGGTATATCTTTCTGTGTTGGTTGAACTTGCTGTACGTCTTCTGGCTTTACGATCATTCCATCATCATGAGGAACAGTTCCTATTGGATCTTCTCTAGTTGGATTTTGTAAGCTATTAGTTTCATCAGGTCTTACATTTAATCCACTTTGATCTATTGGTGGATCGCCCGGCGTTGGTAATGTAGAATAATCATCATTTCCTGTTAATTCAGCTTGTTTTAATCTATATTGATCAGATTGTCCTATTGCTGGTTCAACAGCATTTCCATCTTCACTTATATCATTCTTAATATCATCTAAATTAGTTGCTTGATTTGTAGATTGTCCTTCTTTTGGTGGTCTACTTGGATTTATTCCAGATATGTTGTTTACTGGTGTTTCTTGTAATGGAGTATCATCTAATTGTGCTTGACCTTTTTGTGGTTCATTTAGATGTGGATTTGGATCTTCAAAAGGTAAACTTGGATCTGAGTCTTCTGGCTTCTTTGCGTCTTTATGTGGTTCTTCAAGTGGATCAGGTTTTTTATTTATTTTTTCCGCTTCATTTAATTGCTGACTATTCTCAAGTTTCTTTAATTTTCCACTCTTTTTATCTTCTTCATCTTTGCCAAATCCTTCCGCTTTTTCATATGGTGGTTCATCTCCTTTCAGTGAACCTAATTGCTTCAAATCTGGATTTTCAGGTTCATATCCACCTGTTAAACCTCTACTTAAATTATCTCTCTCACGAGGTCCGATATTTGTAGTTTGTGGTTGTCCTTCTTCTGGTTCTGCTGGTTCATTTTGTATATCTGCCAAATCATGTGGATCTTTTATATCACCAGTAGAATCTTGGTTTATTCTTTGGTCTCCAGTTCCGCCTTTAGTATGATCTCCCTTTACCTTACCTTCTAATTCATTAACATAATCGCTTAATTTAACCTGAGGTGGTTGATTAACCACATTTCCAGAAGCATCTACTTGTGGAATTCCTTGTCCTCCAGCATTTGTAAAGTCTATTCCTTGACTATCTCCTCTTTTTGCATTCAACATATTTCTTCTTGCTTCTTCTTGTGGATCTAATATTGGTGGATTCATAGAATCTGCTCTTCTTTGTGGTGCGTTTGGTGGTAGTTCACCTTCAAACTCATCTTTATCCAATCCATACACTTTTCTTAATTCTGGATCTGTAACATCTGGGCGACCCGGCGTATCTAATCCTTGTGAAACATACAAATCAGATGAACTATTGCTTAATGCTCCTGCCTTTGGTGGTAAAGATATTCTTTCCTGTGCTTTTAGAGTTGCTTCTACTGCCTTTAAAACTATTTTTTCCACATCGTCTTCTGTCAATGATTCTCCCTTTTTCTTTCTAAATATAGATGGTTCCTGTTTGTCTGTTCTTGTAGGTGATGGTCTATCTTTTTCAATATCAGGTCTTGGAGGTGTCGTTGGAGCTGGTTTTGTATCACCTTTATCATCTCCTCCAAACGGTGGTTTTCCTTTATCTCCTATTGGTGTTGGTTCTCCTCCTCCAAATCCATTGTTTTGAGCCTGAACCATAGCAGTATCTTTTTGGTCTTGTTTGTCTTGTTTAAGTTCGTTTTGAAATTCATCATAAAGTTGGTCATCTAATGGAATGTTTAATTTTTTATACATTTCTCTCTTTTCTTTAGGTGCTACTGATTCTGGATCGAGTAGTTTAATATCATCCATTGTAAGTCGTTTAACGTTAGGAGTAAATGATACTTCCACTTCCATTTCTTCAAATTCTTTAAATCCCCATGATTCTGCTAATGGTTTTAATAGCTTGTCAATAATGAGTTCGGCAACATCGTTTTGCATGTCCACCATTCTTTGATCTAAAACGTCTAATGGACTTTGAGCACTTGAATAACTAAATCCGCCGGGATGGGATATAACTTTTGAAGCAAAGCCCGTAGCTATATCAATGTGTGAATCTACGTTATCTCCATAATCATCAAAACGTGTTTGTGCCTGTATTTGTAGTTCTTTTGAATCAACCGGTTTATCAAAAATCCATATGTATTGATCACTGTTTGGATCTGCCATTTCTAACTGTACTTGCTTCATTTGATCTTGTGGCATTCCCGGAGCAGATACAATGAGTCTTGGTTTACCCATTTTCTCTTTAATTTCTACTTCAGCATTTTGTAGAATTGCTTGAGCATCTAATAATGGACGTAAGTTTCTATCGGGGTTTATAGGCTGACCTGTGAATTTATCAACTTTTGTAGTTACGGGTCTTGGTGATGCAACAGAAAAGAATTCAGATTTTCCAAATGCTTGTCTATCAGGGTTATTAATCATCCAATGCATAAAGTATTCTGGATCGAGTTCTTTGAAAACACCGTCAACAACTTGTACTAGTTTAAGTTCATTAGCAAACTGATCCCTGAAAACCCTGAATATAGTCTGCATAGGAATATGTTCTACGTTTCCTATTCTTCCATCAGGTGTATATTGAATCTCCATTATTGCGTTTCCTGTAATTAATCCAGATAAGAAATACTCACTAAATTTTTTTCCTGCGTTTGTTGTTTTCCACCATTTTTCTATAAAAACATTAAAATATTCATTGTTAGATTTTATTTCTATTCCTGCACCAATTAGTTTTTGATGAGAAGTATCCATGGATCTTTTAATTTGATCCCAATGATGATAAAATTCAAATAATCGTTCAAATGTTACTGGAGGAAATTCTCCAACTAATTGTTTAGAAGGACCTACCACTGTTGCATTCTTTTTTCTTACAATAGAACCTAAAAGTGAGTTAAATGTTTGAAATACTTTTGGTACTGCTTCACTCGCTTTTCGTCTAAATCCAAAAGCCATGTTTAATCACCCACCATGAAGCCAGTCCAAGTTCCTTTAAATAAATTACCTGAATTAAACTGAACTAATCCTCTAATTTTCCATCTTCCGTCAACATCAAAAATCCCTGCTGAATCTATTTTTTCTATCAAACCATTTTGAGCATCTATAATAGTTGCTACTAACAAAGGCTTTCTTTTTCCTTTTGGAATCTCTAATTCTATCCATACGGTTTGAGCAGTTGTTAGATTCACTGGTTCCCTTTCTGATTCTAAACCTTTAACGTCTTCCGGTGCAATAGTATCTTTTACTTTTGTTATCCGTACACGTAATCGCGTGCCTATGTTACCTACCTTAATATCTGGAATTATGTTTACCATTGACCCACCCTATATATACTTATTGCTAACTTGTTTATAAATTGATAGCCTAATATGCCTTTAAACTTCATGACCTATCACCGATTCTACATCCAAAATTGATTGTGGCTCACCTACTACCCCAACAAATGCATCTATTCTAAATGATCTAATTTTTGCCAATTTTGCATTTATTAAATATGTTGATTGGTTTCTTTTTATTATTTTTGCATTTATTGTAAATGGTTTATAAGAAGGTTGGAAAATATGAGCATTAATAAAGAATGGTTCATCCGTGGTAACTGCCGATGCGAGAACCAATATAACACTTGGAGTAACGTTGTTTACTGCTGTTCTTCTTACTATTCTAGCATTTACACTTACCTGTGCTGGAAGTGGTGAAAGATGTGCATTTATAGTAAATTCTTTCCTTCCTATTAATATTGCATTCATTTTAAACTCTATCTCTTTTTTACCTTTAGTTATCACACCAACAGAAAATGTTTCTATTTCTATCCCTGCATTAAGCATAGATATGGTGTCTCCATGAATTAATACCTCTGTTGGCGTACTTGAAGATGTATTGTTTAATCCAACATAGCCTATCCACATTCCTGTTACATGTGATTCGAAATCCCATGCATTTGTTTCACTTAATATAGCACTACTATCAAATGCATCTTTTAAGTTAACACCTTCTATTTCAGCTACTGAACCAGTGGGATTTGATAACGAAATAGGTACATCTGATGAATTGTTGATTATCCATTCTGTTCCATTCCATATGTAAGCTTGACTTCCAGAAGTTCCATATAATTTAAACAATATTCCTCTTGTTGATGTTGGTATATTTGGTGTTCCTAATATTAATTCATATCCTACCATTACTCCAACTGGATTTGATTGTAAACTTAAAATATCTGCTCTCATTTTTGCATTTAGTGATAATGGAATATCCAAGCCTGATCCATCTGTTCTAATTATTGCTGGCAAGAATCTTGAAACAGAAACTCTTCCAGTTCTACTTCCAGATCCAGTTCTTGTATATAATTGATCTATTTTGAATGCTTTTGTTCCTTCTACAGGAGACTCTGGCGAAACCTCATGTATATCAATTAATGGTGTAAAAGTTCCACCAGTTACTTCATTTTGACTTATCCATGGAATTGGATTTTGGTCTCCAGTTGCATAACCATCCCATGTTTCTATAAACGAACCCGTAGCTGGAACAAATTTCTGTGGAATTGTTGGTAAATTACCTACATATTGAGATACACAAATATCATCTATAGATCCTTGAAATATTCTTCCACCTCCACTTGCAACATTATTTCCAACCATTATATATCTAAGATTTGTTGGATTTACTCCAATAGCATCAACAGTGATAGGACTTCCTCTTATATGTTGAGTTCTAGCAGAATCTTTATATGTACTCAATCTTAATTTATTATTTTTTAATTCAACTCTTACGTAATAAGGTCCTTTTAATGAAGCATCTGAAGCTGGAAGATTACTATTTGGATATATCCATAAAGAATGTTGGTTTTTTGCTCCAGAAGATGTGGTTTTAGTTGTTGTTGCATCGTTTACTATGCCATTCATTGCTATTGAATCACCAATTACATTAATAAGATCAACTCTAATAGTGCCATTTGTACCTTGTTGTTGTGGATGAGATGTTGTCGCACAAAGCCCTATTGAAATTACGGCTGGAAAGCCAATTTGCCCCATAGCATCATAATCAAGTTTAAAATCAAGTCTAACATCACCCGAAATAACACTACCTATATCTTTATATGCATATCTAGGAAAACTTCCTCCTCCACCATCTAGGTTTAATTTTATCAAATCTGGATATAATGGATCATCAATAAATATTCTAGTATTAACATTGACTCCTACTTTTACCCATCCGATGCTCGTTGAAATATCATCACAAATAGTTACTGCGTGTAATATTATAGAACCACCATTAACAAAACCCCAATCTCTTATTGTACCTGTTAAAACATTTGTTACTTGTGAATTACTGAAATTATATTCTGCTACTGTTGATATATCTATACTATCAAAAAGTATATTGTTGTAAGGAAGTTGTTGTGAATCAGCATTAATGAAAAATACAGTGACAAAACCTGTTACAGAATTAGCATAATTAATACTTGAAGCTGGTAAAATTAAACTCTGTCCAAAATGAGGTCCGAAACTTACACTTGCACTTGTAGATCCTAATAATCCTCCTCCTTTTGGTATTATATTTGCCGATACTGCAATAGCATCAGGAAAATCAACTTGTGAAGCTGGATCATAGATACCATCATATACTGCAAGTCCAATGCTTGATACATATCCAGATATCTCTGACCAAATCAATTCTATGTCACTTCCTATTATACTTTCTATTGGAAATGTTTTGAATAAATACCCATGTCCTAAAGAATTATTAACACTCCCACTAATCATTTGAAATCTATTAGGTGCTGTACTCTCCCGTTGAAAAGTATAAACTGGATTAAATACGCCAGTAGATGTTTTATGTTCTCTAAAATTCCATGCATCTGTTGGTGGTGAAGGTGGTGCTATTAAATCATATGAATAAACACGACCGTTTGTTTGTCCAGTAATAAATAATTTTAATCCATCTGGCTTAAAAAATACACTTGATGGAGCCGTATCTTGAGCACTCACTAAAATACTTTGAAAAAATACTGCTGTTGATACATTCCATGCTGTAGAAAGATTATATTCATATACACGATCATTTGTTGCTCCTGTTACAAACATTTTTAATCCATCAGGTTTAAAAAATACTCCAGTTGAAAATGTATCTTGAGCATTTATATTTTTGCTTTGAACAAATGAAAGTGAAGGATTTGTTATATTCCATGCAGATGATAAATTAAATTCATGTATACTATCATTACCCGCATCAGATATATACGCTTTCAATCCATCAGATCTAAAGAATAAATCTGTAGGAGTTGATAATATTGAACTTAAATCAATAGTAGTTATATCAAATGATGCGGTTGATATATTCCATGGTGTTGATAAATTATATTGATGTATTCTTGTACTACCAACATCGCCTTTTACTATAAACATTCTAGTTCCATCAGGTCTAAAAAATACCCCAACTGGTGAAGATGTGTTTGCATCTACATCAAAAAGTTGAACAAATGAGGCAGTTGTTATATCCCACGCAATAGAAAGATTGAATTCATAAATTTCATTTGATTCACTACCTATACCACTACCATTGATTCTTGAATTATTTACAACATACATTTTCAATCCATCGCTTCTAATATATAATCCAGTTGTAGCATGGGTTGAAGCAGTTACTACCGATTTTGAGTTTAAAAATACCGATGTAGAAATATCCCACGCTGTCATTAAGTACCACCTATCCCGAATGTAGATTCAATACCAATCATACTTCCATCATTAATTACTGATTCTGCTTCAATTCCCACGTCTATCAACTCTCCTATGAATGCACTTATAGTAAAGGCGTTAGTCTTATTTAGCTTTGCGTCAACTGTTACTTTAGCTTGTCCAACTCCAACCAATGCATCTATAGTAAATGTATTAGTGCAGAATAGATTTCCACTACAAGCTAGACATTTTATTAATGCATCTACCAATGGTTTTACTGTATGTGGTGGATCTATGAAACTATCAATTATGAATATTTCATCATATCTATTCACTATCTTTGAATCAATAGTTGTCATCTTGAATGGGAAAACCAATTTGGCATCTATCGTAAATACCTTTGTATTTGGTTGTTCTGCAAACGTATCAATTATAAATGTAGATGTTCCTATCTTTTTTACTAAAGCGTCTACTATTACAGTTTGTAATACACCTAACTTCTTAACCAATGCGTCAACTATACTAGTTAGTTCTATTCTATCAGCCAATAAAGCATCACAAGTAAATGTTTTCACTTTTCTTAATCTCAGTAATCCATCAATACGCCACCTGACATTTCTAAAATATGTAATTGCGTCTACAGTAAATAATACTGGAGGTTGTGTTACTGCCAATGAAGCTGTTATATTAAATGTTATTTCCTTGTCTTTTACTATTAATATAGTATCAGTCAAAAATCCATTAACTTCGTTCTCTTTCTTTAACAATACATCAACTGTAAATATAAATGGAACAATTATTTTTAAATATGCATCAATATTTATCGTATTTTCTGCTCCAAATTTCTTTACTATTGCATCTACAAAGAAGAATTTACTTGGTTCATTAATTATAAATGCATCTACTATGAATGGAGCAACTTTATTAAAGTATTTTGTTGTTCCGTCTATAGTAAATATCTTTGTTTTTATTTCTGCTATCAATGCATTACAGTTAAATATTTTGTTTATGTCCTCTGTCTTTAGATCCGCGTCTATGAAAAATGTTTCATTAATTGTACCCTTTAATATAGAATCAACACTAAATAATTTTCCGGGTTCAACCAATAATAAACCATCTATACTAAATATTACTAGTGAAGGTATTAATATAGCATCGACTTCAAATCTTTTTATTCCCCCTATTACTATAGCATCTATTAAGAAGTTCTTGATTTTTATATTCACTAATTCCGCATCAATTTCAAATGTTTCGTAAATTGGCAGATATAATACAGCATCTGTTGATAATACTTCTGTAAATGCAGATTGTAATACAGCATCGCATTTTGGACAGTGGTTTCCTATTCCTTCTATGATATCATCGCCATTTATTACTTCTACTCTAATTACTATGTCTTTAGATATTGTTGTCAAGTACATCCATGTTAATGGATCAATTATAGAATTTGATTCTCTTCTCATTACCGCACTTCCAAAAATTACATTACTATCTGATATAACTGGAATTGCTATACCTACTCCCTTCGGAGCATTTGTATTTACACCTACAAAATGTTGTAGTCCTATTACATAATTACCAGTTAAGAATGGTGTTGTCAGATTATCATAAGTAAATATAATTTCTTTCCATACTCCAGATGGTAAATCTCCAGATATATTTTGTGCATTTATAGTGTTTTCTGATGTTGCCTCAACAATTTCGCCAGCAAGGTTTCCTACAACTACATTACTCCATATTTTTCCTGTAATTAATGATGTGTCAGTTATTTCATTAGGAAAACCACTTGCTCTTAACAAAAATGTAACACGTCTTACCTGTTGGTTATTAAGAACCACCTCTTGTCCTATTAACATATCAACACTTTCTTCATGATCTGGAGTAATTGGTCCCATAAATTGTTCTAATCCCGTATCTATTGCAAAGTTTGTATTAGGATAGAAATTACATATTCCGTTGACTCCTAACATCTTTATTAATGCATCTATATAAAATGTCTGTATATTAGTTTCTCTTATTCTCGAATCTACAGTAAATTGTTTATTTATAGTAAATTGTATTAAAAATGCATCTATTGTAAATGTAAAGAAAACTCCCTCTATTAAAACAGCGTCAATACTAAATGTTTTATCTACGTTTTGTAAATTAACTATTGCATCTATTGTTATTAATTCTGCTGGTGGAACAAATGGAATACCATCTATTGTAAATATCTTGTTTACTGCTCCTTTTAACAGTGGATCTACTGTAAATGTCTTTAATGGACTAGCTAATAAAACAGCATCTACATTAGAATATACGTTTCTAACTATATATGCGTCTATATTAAATAGTTTTATTCCTCGTAATCTAGCATCTATACTAAATTTAGATTCTCTTACTAATCTAGCACTTATAGAAAATGTTTCTCCACTGAATCCAGAAAGATGAGCATCTACATAAGCTACTGGACATGGAGATGAAAATATCTTAATATTATCAACTTTCCCTATAGTATCTGGTTCTGCTGTAGGAGCACTTTTGTCGTTTGCGCCAATTATTAACCAACTAAGGTCTAACTGTTCCTTATTTACTGAAGAAGTATCCACATTAACTGGAGATCCTGCTATATGGGTTGTATGTGTTATATCTGTATATGCATTTAATGTTAATGTGTTTCCTAATGATTCCATTACAATGTATCTTTTTGTTCCTGTTCCCACGTTTAATGTTGGTGTATTTACATTAACGAACCCATCATCCAATGTAGCAGATATTATTCCTAATCCAGCCGAATTAATATGTAAAGATGATGTATTAGGATCATTATCTGGATGTAAGCTTGATTTATTAAGCACTATAAATCTTCCTTTTGTTCCAGATAGGTATGTAAGTTCAAAGTCTACTCTAATATTGTTTCCTCTTACTTTTCCTATTCCTCCATATGAATCCAGTTTCTTTCTTCTATATTTTGACTTTAGAATTGGTTGCATTGCTCCAGTGTATCCGCCCGGTGGCATCTGGATATATGCAATTCCATTTAACGGTTCTTGTGAAAGTAGTGATTCTCCATCTATGAATATTTTTTGTGTTCCCCAACCATCTACTACAGTATTATTAACTTCAATACTCCAATTAGATGTAGTTGTAAAGTGTTCTTCAAATATATTCTCAAATGGACATCTGTTATCTCCTAATGCCTTGATAAGAGCATCTAAACTAAATATATGTAATCTTACAAGATATGCGTCTATTGTAAAGTTGCCCTGAATTGCAATATCTGTAAAAGTATCTATTGTGAAAGTTTTTGTTTTTCTTTTGCTTAATAATGCATCTATAGTAGGTCTAGTTCTATATACTAATTTTGCATCAACTGTAAAGTTTTCATCAAATGTATCCTGTAAATAAGAGTCAATAAGGAAATTTGGACATCTATCTGCATATATTACTAAATCCTCTATTTCTCCAGTATATTTTCTTGCACTACCCGGACCTGCAGGACCTACGTTTGAAGCTTGCACATATAAAAATGGAACTTTAATCTGTGATGATACATCTAATTGAACTGGACTTCCTGTTACATGGATGGTTCTTGCTGAATCTGAAAACATACTTAATGTTATTATACTTGCTAGATTCTTATCTATCCTTACATAATATGTTGTGTTATTATTCATTGGAATTGCAGTTGCAGTAGAAAGTACTGGATCTGATATTGTTGATCTATAAAGTATTCTTATTCCTTCACCATCAGGTCCATCTCCTGCATTAATTCTATATTCTATTTTCGGTACTATTGCAAATTGATGACCTATTCTTGTTGTCGTATCAGTAAGTCCAAATACAGCATATGATTCAAATCCTGTACATCCTCCAACGTTATTATGTGTAAACTCTATTCTAAATTCTTCGCCTGTTGGAATTGGTAGTGTTTTTATAGCTTGAGAACCCGGATTAGGTGAATTAACACAGTTATATCTTAACACATTGGGGTTTGCTATTGAATCTACTGTAATCAGTCCAAATGTTGTCCATCCTGTTGATGAATCAAAGTTATCTGAAAATATTGGAGTTAAAACACTACATAAGGTATCTCCAGTCATTTTTAATACTGCGTCTATAGTATATGTTTTAGTTTGCACATATCTTAGTCTGGCTTGAACCGTAAATGTTTCTGTTTGTGTTAATCTTAATCTTGCATCTACTAAAAACACCGCCACTGTTGCTCCGGCTGGTGTTAATATTGAATCTAATGTAAATATCTTAGTTTTTGCTTGTTCTAATACTGCATCTACTGTGAATGTTTTTACCTTCTCTTTTTCTAATAAAGCATCTATACTAAATGTATTATAAATCGGCAGATATAGCACAGCGTCTATCGATAATGTTTCCGCGAAAGTTGCTTTTAATATGGCATCCACTGTTGATACTAATGATGATGTTAATTTTACTCTAGCATCTATAGTAAATGATTCTATCCCACTTATAATTATTGAAGCATCTATTAAAAATAAAGCAGATGGAACTACAAATGGTATTCCGTCTATAGTAAAGTTAAAGTTTTGTGTTGCTCTTAAAATTGCATCTATAGTGAAATTAACATCAAACCTACTTACTAATACTGCGTCTATATCTAATGTTTCGTCAAAAGTCTCTTCAAGTAATCCATCTATTGTAAATGTATTATCAAAAGTATTCTCTAACAATCCATCTACATTAAATGTCTCATCTTGTGTTTTTCTTAATAAGGCGTCTACTGTAAACGTTTCAGTAAAAACTGCCCTTAATCTCGCATCTAATGTAAATGTTTCTGTGTTAGTTGTTTCTAATTCTGCGTCTACTAAAAATGTTTTATCCTGTGTTTTCTTTAATAATGAATCAACTAAGAAAATTTCATTTTGTGTTGCTCTTAATATAGAATCTACAGTAAATGTTTCATCAAATCTTGCTACTAAGATAGAATCACATGTAAATACTTTAGATGGAAATACTATTATGATAGAATCTACAGTAAAGTTATTATCAAATGTTGCTTGTGTAAATGTATCTACCGCAAATTGAATTGCTTTTATTACTATTCCGTCTATCTTGAAAGTCTTTATCTGTGCTAATCTTGCATCTATATCAAATTCACTTGTTTGAACTATCTTTAACCTTACATCACAGGTGAAAGTATTGCTTTGAACTTTTCTTAATCTTGCATCAACGGTAAATGTTTCATCTTGCCTTAATTCTAATAATGAATCTATTAAAAATGATTCAGTACCTTCTTGTTTAAGTAATGAATCTATTAAGAAGTTAAATATTTGTGTAGTCCTTAGTAAAGCATCGCAAGTAAATGTCTCAGTTTGTGTTTGTATTAATATAGAATCACAGGTAAATTCTTTTCTTTGTATTAATCTGGCATCTACAGTAAATTCTTCTA